CCGGATGCTCAGGTTCGCCGTGGACACCGGATACAAGCTGATCGTCATGTTCGACAGATACCAGTACGACGCGACCCCAGTCGTCGTGGGATCCATTCCGAGTTGCGTCAAGCTGTTGAAGTCCGATTGCTCCAGCCGCACGTCATTGTCGGTGTCGAGCACGACGAGCACTTCGGACAGGTCCGTGATCGTGACCGGTGCGACCGTCGTAAGAGTCGTCTCCAAGAACGGCCAATTGTCCGTCGAGCACACCTCAAGGTACGCCTGATTGATCCACCGCTGCACCCTCAGCAACCCAGTCCCGGCGTCGTTGAGGTACCCGAGACCGGAGTCAAAGACCTCCTGCTGAAGTTGGCTGTAGTTCATGACCCAGTGTGTGGCGTCACGACCACACTACGATTCACGGCCGCGGTGACGACCACATCGAATGCCTCAGGCGCCGACGCGATCTGCATCACCCAGATCGGGAACGTGGACTGCCCATCGCCCTCCATCCCGCGCGCAACGAACTGGCCGGCCTTCTGCGCAGCCGTCGCACTGTCGGGAGCGTTCACGCGCTGATTGGGGTCGAACGGGGCGGACGCAACAATGTAGTTCGGCACGAGGGCTACCTCACCTTCCTGCGGGCCTTCTTGCGCTTATGCATCGGCAAGTTCTTCGGCGTGCCGTACTTATCAGCCCACTTCTGGGCCACCTTCGGGTCGTTCGCCCACAGGTAGCGCCTCTGCGCCTCACTTTGGAACGGCACGCCGCCCGCGCCTCCCATCCATCGCCTGCGTCCACGGCACATCCGTCATGCTCACAGAAGCCCGCCACGCCGCGTTCGCACGGTCCCTAAGCTCCTCACGCCTGTCCTCCCGCTCCCGGGCCTTAGCACACTCCCTAGCCTGCTCAGCACGCTTCCGCACAGTGGCACGATCCCGCATCACACGGTCATCCCACATATCCGACGAAGCGAGCAAATCGAACACCCACGACCCCGGCTCCCTGTACGCGCCATCCGCATCAACCAACGGCTCCACCGAGCCAGCCGCATCCGGGTTGTGACGCACGATGTGGTAGCAGCCGTTCATGAACCCCTGAACACTGGGGGCACGCATCGGCCAATACACCATCTCAAGGTGCACATCGATCTTGCGAAGCTCCCGCGTGAACTCCACGCACACACTGTCCGCCTCAGCCATCGCCAGTTCCTGCGCACGCTCAAGACGCAGATTGCGAATCACGGCCTCAGGTAGCAGAAGTCCCATCAGGACGCGATGACCGTGATACGCCCGGAATACGTCGAAAGGTCCGTTGTGCTCGCGACCTCAGGCATCCCCGACACAGACCCCGCGTTCCCCCAATACGCCACGAGCTTGCTGTTCGTATAGTCGTACGACACGATGATCCCCAACGTCGCGTCCGTGTTCCGGAACGCGCCATGCGGAATGACCGCGATCAGCGTCTTGCCCGACAACCCGAGATCCGCCTTCGTCAACGGCTCCCCAGCCGTCACATACGACGAGTCGAACGTGATCGTGAACGTCCGCATCTTGCGGTTACCCAGCGTCGAAGCGCCATCCGTCACCTTCGCAATCGTGAGCGCCATATCCAGCCTCCTTTCAAGAGCAAGGGGCGAGCCGAATGGCCCGCCCCACGAGAATGCGCTTTACGCTACGAGGTTCGTTAGCGCGCCGCTGCGGTTGCGGCGGTTCATCCCGACTTGCATCGGGAAGACGATGCCCTCCACAAACGCTGTGGTGCCCTGCGACCAACGGATACCTTGGCCGTTGCCCTCAAGCTCCGAGGTCCACGTCGGCGCCTTGATGTTGCCGGTGATCCGCTCGAAGTCATCGCGGTTGATGAAGTAGATCTCTTTGTCCGCGATGTCGGGCCATACGTTGATGTTCATGCCGTTCCACTTCAGCCCATCCATGTTGCCGATCCCGCCGGCTCCCATGTCGCGTTCCCCAGTGAACCGCACCTGGTTCTGCAACAGGCTGTAGAAGTTCGTCATTTGCTTCGCGCTCATGAGCACGGTGCCTGTGTTCGCCTTCCCGGTCTTCTGGAAGACGGTGCGGTTGATGTTCAGCATCGGATCCAAACCGAACGATGTCGTCGTGGCATCGAGCGCCGCGGCACTGGGCTGCCAGTACTCGTTGCCCGCGGTCGCGGGGTTGATCCCACCGAACGTCGCCGTCGAGATCATGTTGCGCAACCCGTTGATCTCCGGGTTCGCAGCCGTCGCGCTGTTCGGGTTCGCGATGCTCACGTAGTGCGATGAGGTTGTCGTGATCGACGTGCCGACCGTGATCGTTGGTGCCGTCGCACTCTCAGCCACCGCACTGATCGTGGTGCCAGTCACGAGTGTGTCCGTGTCGGATGTGGTGCCGATGTCCACGAGCATGTCAACGCGCAACCACTCACGCACGATCGCGTCGAACCCAAGGCCCCCAGACGCAGCCGGGAGAAGGTTCACCGTCGTGGACGCACCGCCCGTCGTGCACTGAGCGATCAGGCCATCCCCGTTGTTCGCGAGCATCCTGCTCGCCTCGCGCGCCATGTCGTTGACGGCACCCTCAATCTCGAAGTCCTTAGCGGCAATGATCGACTGGCCGTTGCCGGTCTGATTGATAGCGGCGGTTTCAATATTGATCTGCCGCCACAGGTACGGCATCGTGTACAGGGCTTGGTCAACGACCTGGTTGCCGGCGGGGTTCAGGATGCCGCCCGCAGCATTCGTGCTCGTGGACGGACCGGAGCGCCGCTTGTGGATCGGGACCTGGGCTTGCGCACCGATCATCGTCGGGGTTGTGCCACGGAACCAGTCCAGTAGCGGGTTCTCATCGTAGAACTGCTTTTTCATCACGTCGCTCGTCCAAGCGTCCTTGAGGATGCTGGAGAGGTTGGTAACGGTAGAGGCCATCGCGAGGCCCTTCCTTTCATGTCGTGTGGTTCGCCCGGTTGGGCCTCGCGACAGCGGACGCTACGTCTGGTCTCTGGCTGCGTACTGCTCAGCCATGTAGGCGCGGCGTTGTTCTCTGTCGTTGAGGTTGGGCGCGGACGTGCCTTCCTGTCCGCCGGACGGAATCTTGGGAGCCCGTGGCTTGCGCCTGTCGGCCTCCCACTTCTGTTGCTGGCCCTCAACCCACGCGCCATACGCCTCTAGGGCCCCTGCGATGTCGGGCATGCCGTCTTCGCGGGGGTCCATGTTCAGCGCGCGGGTGGTCACCCACTCACGGGTCGCGGGGTCAAGGTCCGTGTTCGCGGCCTTGAACTGGTCATCGACGCTGGCCGTGATGCGCTGGAGCTGTTCTTGTTCTTGCTCAGCCTGCGTGCGCTGGTTCTTCCAGTCTTCTAGCTCTTGGAGCTTTTGCAGCACCTCTTGGTTGGGGTCCACCCACTCTTGCTCAGGGGGGGCGTCCTCAACTTCGTAGCCCCACTGGGCCATGAGCTGCTTGCGGTACTCCTCATCGTTGAGTTGCGCGAGCTGCTGATTCGTCCGGTCGAACTGGGGTCGCAGATCGTTGTAACGCTTCTGCCAATCGATCTGCTGTTCGGGTGTCCCAACGTCTGGGGCCGATGGTTCAGGCGTGTCCACGAGGGGGGCCTGCGGGTCCTGCTCAGGCAACATATGTGCCCTTCCTTGTTGGAATGGTGCGGGGCCAGTTGGCGTGTCCGCAGAACGACGTGCAGGGGCCCCATGGGGCGTGTCCTGCCGGGAGAAAGAGGGAGTTAGGCGCGGCGGGTGCCACGCCCGAAGGCGTGCGCGCGACCCTGCGTCACAAGGATCTGCGGGCCACGACGCGGCGGATCGCCAACACGCACATTGTGAGCACGCATGAACCGCGCTGTGGCCGGGTTCAACGTCCCCGTAGCGGGGAGCTTCTTGGCTTGCTGGAAACGCTTGATGGCGGACGGGTCCGCACCGATGTAACTGTAGTCCGCGAGCCCGGGCATCAACGGACTGCTCGTCAGCTTGCGGCCCTTGCGCGCAACGAACCCCTGGGCTTGACGCTGATTCATCCCGGTCCCGCAGGCGTATCCGGCATCGGTGTGTGCCCAGCGGGCTTCGCAGCGTTCCCCATCCCCAACTGAGCGGCCTGCGCGGCCTGAGCAGCAATCTGCTGTTGCTGCTGCTGCATCTCCAATTGGTTGATCGCGGCAAGGATCTGCTTCGGAACCTCACCCAACCCAGGCTGCTCCCCGGACAAGCGTTCGTAGTCCGGGGTCTTCATCCAATCCCCGATCATCTTCCGCCAGATCACAATGCTGTCCACGTCCCGCATCGGCATATACGACGGGACCTCGGCGGGCTGCCCGGTCATCGGGTCGATCATCGGGCCGCCGGTCGCGGGGTCCGTCTCATGCCGCGTCGGCATCTGCATGACGGTGCCGTCACGGATCTGCTGAATGATGCGGCCAACACGCGCAACGTCGAGTTCGTAGGAGCGGATCAGGTTCTCAGCAGCGCCACCATCCAACGCCGAGAGCGCCATCTCCGGGGACAGGTAGCCGGGGAATGTCTGCGCGATCCACTGCACCCGGTTGAACATCTCGACTTTGCTGAGCTGCGTCAGCGAGCCCGGGAGGACCGTCACGTCCACCTGACCGTTCAACTGCGACCCAACGAAATCCTTTACGAAGTCCGGGCCGAACCACCCGTTGATCTTCAGCAACCGGGGTTCCGTGTAGAACCGCGCGACGAGCATCAGGCAATGCCGCATCAACCGGGAGTCGAACTCCGCGAGATCCCCAATGAAGCTCCCCCACCGCGCCTGCGTCTGCTCAACATCTGCCGCCACCGTCTTCGCCGCAACGTTCGGACCCGCCGAGGTGTCCGCGTAACTCGCGAAGTACCGCATCGCGTCCTGCATCAAGTTGTAGATCTGGAAGAGTTCCTGCGGGATCTGCGGGGTCTGCTGCCACTTCGGCTCAGGCATCCCCAACCTGTAGTAGATGATCTTGCCGGGCTCGTCAGACGTGCGCTCAAGGAGGCTGTTGGCAGCCGCGAGCAACTGTGGATTCAGGCAGCGGTTCTTGAACTCCAAGAGCTTGTTGACGCAGTCGTTGATCGTGCGCTGCGCATCAATGAGTTGCCACACAAGGCCGAGATCCCGATCGGACTCCGGGTCCACCGTGTACGACAACCTGTGCAGGATCGGTTCGTCAATGACCTCCCCGTCATGACCGCGCAATGGGTACGGCTCCCACGGCATCACGGTCTCCGGGTCCACGGTCCGCCAGTCCACGATCACCCGGTTGTTCGCCACGACGATCCTGCGGCCCTCCGGCCACTTCGGGCACGGCCGCTCAAAGTAGTCCGTGACCATCACAAGGTTGTCCGACGCGACCCGCTGCGCATCCGTCGCCGTATCGCTTGTGCTCGCGTCCGCGGTCAGGGTCTGCCCGAAGAACCCGGGCATCCGCATGACCTCCGCTACCGGACGGGCCTCCTCCGTCGCGCACCACGACGACAGATCGAAGTCAACCCCCGCCTCCCAATACACCTGGTTGCCGCCATACGTGCGGACACGGATCTCGCCCTGACCAACCCACTGCCCGCCCTCCAAGGCGTACGGGCCAACGTCAGGCTCGAAGTACGGCAACGCGAACCCGTCGCCACCATGCGCAATCGCGGACTTGACGACCTTCGTACGAATCTTCCGTAGCCGCCAACGGTCGTAGCCGTACAGCGCGACCTTCTGCGAGAGGCCAGCCGCGGAACGGTCATCCGGGTCCGACGTGGACGGCACAACCTCATACGACGGAACACGACTTGTCGCGGTCGAAACCTTGTCCTCCACCAGTGGGCGGATCTGGTTGTAGCTGTTGCGAATCCGGTGCGCCGGCTTCCCCGTGCCGTCCGGGTTCGTGACCGTGTTCAGCGTGCTCAGGATGCCTTTGCTCGTGATCCAGTAGTACTGATCCCCACGCTCAAACCGCATGCACAACCGTCGCTTGGACGCATCCTTACGCATCTCCTTGCGGCCACGATCGAGGGCCTGCTTCACGTCTGGGGGGATGATCGCGAACCTGTCATCCCCCCTGATTGCGGCTGTTGCGCGCTCAAGAATCGCCATTGGGGCTCACCGCATCCGCAAGCTCTTCCTTCGTCAACCCCGCCGACGCAGCCCAATGATCCTCATCATCGAACATCGAGACGGCCTGTGGCGGGTCCGCAACGGGCACCATCGCGGCATGCTGCGCGACCGCGACCTCAGGGGCCTGCACCCGCTGGCAGAGCCTGTCGATGCACTCCACAAGCTCCCGTAGATCAGGGCTACCAGACCTCGCGACGCTCTCGATGACCTCCAAGGCATGCCTGTGCTCATGCGCCCACAGCGCGACAAGAGCGGACTGGCAGGCAAGCAAAACCAAGACGATGTAAACCACGACCGCTCCCCCTATCTCGCGAGAATCGTCTCAGCGCCCGGTGACCTAACCCCAACACCCCAACCCACGCGCTGCGACGCACGCGGCGCGGTACCCCCCGTGAACGAGATGCCCACCGCCTCATCAGCCTCCGTCGCAGGCACAAGCGTCTTGAGGTACTGCCACACAAGGGCCTGCGCCCCATCCGTCTCCGTCGCAGCAGTCAACGCCGCAACCTTCTGCGCCGTGAGCGCAACCGCTGTGTCCGTCTCCGTCGCTTCTGTCAACGAGATCGGGGCGCTACCAACCGGCGGGTTGCTCGCGGACTGCGTCGGCGCAGCCGCACCCGCGCCCCACGCAAGATCGCGCCCCGCGATCGTCTCCTCCTCCGGGCTCGCGACCGCATCCAACACGCTGTAAAACACAAGGGATCCTGACTGCACCGCGGACGGCAACGCGCCCCCCGCCAATGATGCGACCTCTCCGGATGTCAGCGCGATACTCCAGATCGCTGCGTACGCAAGATCGCCCTGCGCCGTCGAAATCAACGACCCATTGGACCGCAGGGCACCCACCGTCACGCGATCCCTAGCGGCCCCGGACGGCGTTATGACCGTCGTGTTGACGGTCCCCGCGACCCCATCCCCATAGAACACGCGGGAACTGTTGCTGTTCGCGACGCCCGCGAGATGATGCCAGTTGCCATCCGAGAAGTTGCTCGCGGAGAACGCGTCAGCGGTCCCGCCGCCACTGATCTCAAAGAACCCCTGGCCCGTCGCCTGCATCCCAAGGGCCGCGTACTGCGACGTGCCACTTGATCCGAGCCCGAGAGCGGTCCCCGCATCCAGTGTCGTCGGGCGATACCAGATCGCGAGCGTGAACGCCGGCCCAACGTTCGGGGCCGACGTGGACTCCGCGTACTGCCCGGCCGCGGTGACATGCAGGCTTGTCACGACGCGCGGAAGAAGTCCCCGGCACTCACGACGACCTGATTGCCGTCCGGAGTCACCGCGAAATCATGGTGCGTGAGGGGGATGATCGCGGAGTCCGCGCCACCCGTCGTATCCGAGTCATAGCACACCACGAGGGACGCGGACGTGTCCGCCCCACTCGAAGGAGTCCAGTTGAACGTGGGGACCGCAACCGCATAACGATCGTTCGTGTCATCCGGTGCAGGGAACGACGCAAGCTCCGTGTCCGTCAGCGTCTTGCGGTTCCACCCGGTACCCGTCACCTCGTTCGTAGCCCCGGCGACCACTGCCGCGAGATCATCCTTGTCCTGCAACGTGCCCTGCGCCTCAAGTCCTGTCGCCGCAAGCACGACCACGATCAACGCAGACGTGGACGGATCGTTGTTCTCGACACGGTTGTAGAACTCCGCGACCCTGCCCTTAGCGATGTTGAAAACGAAGTTAGCCATCGCCTAGAACTCCATCAGGGAATACGTCGTCCCCGCACCAGAACCAACGATCGCGCACGCGCCCTTCCACTGCGTCGTCGTCCACGAACCCCCAGCCGGCGCCAAATAGATATGCGACGTACCCGTCACCGCCGTGGGCGCAACACCCTTCGCCGTCGCAAGGTTGATCTCCAGCTTCTGCGTCGCGTGCGTGTTCGTGACCGTCAACTCCCTGCGCCCACTGTTCTCCCCCACGAGGACCGCTGACGTGGTGCCCACGCTTCCCGTAGGCGCCACTGCTGCCGCGTACGCGCTCACTGGACCGCCTCCTTCGGGGGCCTACCGGGCTTCTTGCGTTCCACGAACCCCCTGCTGGCGAGCACGTCGATCGCATCGAAGTGGCGTTGCAGCTCGTCGCGCTCAGCCAACGTCACGGCCAACGCGTGCTGTGCATCCTCAAGCTCCCGCTGAAGAGCCTTGATGTCGGATGGCGGAACCCATCCAATCATGCGGGCGCACTCCTTCACAGCCGTCCCCGACAGGTACACGTGATCGTCGGGGCCCATCATCTCCGAGCCCGTGTCAAACCAAATCTCCCCCACCGCGGACTGGCCGATGTACGGGATCGCGGCGCACCGCATCGGCCTCGCAAACGGCAACGCCACGATACGCATAGCTCAGCCCACGAGCTTCTGGTAGATAGGCGGGCGAGATGCCATCAGGGCGCACGGCTCCCCGCACCCCGGGCACACAAGCTCCGAGTCATCGACGGCGCTCAGGTAGTGCGTCTCGTTCAGCACGATCGGCAAATCGATCGCCCACACCCTATTCGTGGATCGAATCATCCGAATCGGCCGAAACGACTCATGCTCCGGGCACCCCGGATCCATGCACCGCGCGAACCCCGCCACCTCATTCGGCGCAGGAGCCGCCTCCATCGCAGCCGCCGCCTGCGAAGCATCGATCACCCCCGCATCAATCAACGCCTGCAACTCTGCGGTCACAGGCATCAGAGCGTCACCGCCGCATGCGTAGCCGCCCGCTGCAACGCCAACGCATCCTCCCGATTGAACCTGTACGGCCCCGGCCCCGACGCGGACACGATCAACTGGCCGCCCGCCTGCGTGATCGTGAGACTCGCCGGATCCTTATCCGGGTTCTCCGGATCCAACGACGCGTACACCGTTTCCGTCACCACAGGCGGCACATTGATCAGGCCCTCGCGCCGAACATCCCACTGGATCTCGCGGGTGGCCTCCATCGCCTCATCCGCATCCTCAAGCGCCCGCTTCGTCGCAGGCGTCTGATCGTACGTCCGGGCCTCAGACGCGGCACGCGCCTCCTCCGCGACCTTCTCATCCGTCGCGGCCTTGATCCCAGGGGCCGCCCCACTATGAACAGGGGAGCCGGCGGGCTCATCCAACGCGTCAACCAGCTCCTCAGTCGGAGTGGTTCCCTCCAGGCCCTCAACGGTCTCCTTATCGGCCTTCTTAGGCTGCGGCACAATGGCCTCCTTCGCATGGGTTGTCTTACACAGTAGGATTCGGGGATGAGCAACCAGAGCAGCAGCACCGCCCAGTCCATTCGCCTAGCCGACGAATCCAACGAATACGAATCCGTCTCCGTCGAAGCTGTCCCACCAACATGGCGAGACATCTGGAAGATTCTGCGCGGCACCTACAAGCCGGTGGTGCGCCGTCGCAAGGTGCTCACCGTCGCAGGTGCCAGCAAGGTTCTCAAGGAAACCTGGGCGTCGGGCGAGGTGCGAGACGCACTCAACCAACCCAGTCCACTCATGGACCTACTCAAGCGCGACTAGAACGCCTGCCAGCGGACAAGCGATCCAGCCCTTACGACCACCGCTGACGCGGCAACCTCCGAACGAAACCGGGCCACCACAAGGCCCGCCGTGTTGCCGTTGCGCACAACACCCTGAATCGTCGCAAGACGCGGCACGTTGATCTGCTCAACCGCCGTCCCGACCGTCTCCACGCCATACGTCGAGCCGTACCGCAACGCCGACGACGTAGCACTGATCGGAATCTCACAACGCCACGACAACAACACCGGGGACACAGGGCCCGCAAGCGCCAGTACGACACCCGTCGTCAACGCCGCCGACTGAAACAACACCTGAAACTCAAACTCGTAATCGCTGTTCGCGGCAACCGCAAACCCAAGGCTCGTCACATCCGCCAACGTCACCGTGCTATTGACCACATCCACCGGGAGCTTCGCGCGAAACCACCCCGGATCGCCCTGCAACCCCTGCGCACCCTGCGCCCCAACCGGACCGATGGGCCCAACCGCACCCTGCGGCCCCGGAGAACCCGGCATACTCAACCCCGTAGCCCCAACAGGGCCCGTGGCACCCGTCGCGCCCGGATCACCCTTCAACCCCTGAACACCCGGGACGCCCTGCGGACCAGCAGGACCCATCGCACCCACAAGACCCTGAGCACCCGCCGGACCCGTAGGCCCAGGCAACCCCTGCGGTCCCTGCGCGCCAGCGGGACCCGTCAACCCCGGTGGACCCTGCGGCCCCGCCACCGAACTATCCGCCCCAGCGGCACCCGCCGCACCCTGCGGCCCAACCGGACCCCGCAAACTCGTCCGATACACCCACGCACGAGCCGACGAAAACTCATACACATTCCCGTTACCAGAGATGTACCAATCCCCAACCGCCGCCTCAACAGACGGCACATCAGGACCCCACCACCACGAAGCACCCGCCGCACCCGCAGGACCCTGCGGACCCTGAATGCCACCACCCACCATCACGATCGAAGGATTCAACACAGCCATCAGAACAAGGCCGCATCAAGGTCGGAGGACACAACCTTAGGAAATACATCTGCTGCATCGGAATAGACCCGCAGAAGACGAAGTTCTTCGCGCAAACGAGCCATCTCCACCCACAACCGCGCATTCTGAGATAGCTTGAGCGCAGGCGAACGAGGGTTCGCACGTTCGACTCTGCACCACACGCTGACAGCCTGGCGCCAGATGGCGAAGTCGCGGGCCTTCTTTGCTCGCAGCGGATGCCCGTCCAAGATGCAGACAAGCCGAGCACAGTCCTGCTTTGTGGCTACGACCCAGCGCAGGGATGGCGAGCCGTTGATCTCGGCTCGCCCATGGTCGATGCGAGGACGAGACACGCTCCCAAGCCCAGTTCTTTCGCAGATCTCGCGCAGGATGTCCTCGTCGTCGGCACGAAGCTTGATCGACTGCCAGCATGAGAAATGTCCCCGCCCGTTGTTTGCTGGCTTGATGGCGAAGCATCCCTCGCCATCAATGAAGCCAGCCAGCCAATGTAGGAATGCGTCGTCAGTCATCACGACATAAATCCTAACGGAGGCACCTCCGCAGCAGGCGTCAAAAACCGGCCCGGGATCGCACGATCAGGCTTGAAGCCCAGGTTCCGGTCGGGAGCAGACTGCTCAACCAGCGGGAACCACGGACGCGCCATACACGCGTAGCGAAGCGCGTCAAGCAAGTGATCGTTCTCCTTGATCGGCTTGAACTCCCCATCCGGCCTGTCCTCCGCCGCATACTCATCCGCCTCGTCGCGCAGCCGCACACAGCTCCGCGAGATCAACAACCGCCTGTGCTGCAACCGGCCACGAACCTGCTGAATCCCCGCCTCAACCGCATTCTGACCATCCGCACACCCGATACCCAACACAGCCAACGCGCTCTGCACGCTCTGAGCATTCGTCTGCGACCGCGACCTAGACGCAGGATCAATCACGAACAACGTCCCGCTCCTAGGGATACGCCACCGATCCAAAACACCCCAAACGGCCTTCGCGTAATCCTCCACGGTAGCGTCTTGCAACAACAACTCATCAAAGACCGTGCCGACACCCTCATCATCGAACGCCAAGAACACAAACCCAGCGTTACGAATCCCCGGGTCGATCCCCACAACGATGTCCGTCGCCAACGACTCCCCACTAGGCGGCTCGATCACGCACCGCTCAAACTCCTCATAAATGATCCCGCCAACCTCAACGAAATCCCCAAACTCACGGGCCCGACGCCACAAATCATTGTGGTAGGTAGCCAAGATGCGAGCGACCGCCGTCTTGCTCAACGTCGGATTGTCATGCATGCTGCCCCGCACAACCGTGATATCCGGCGACTCCCGCTTCTTGAAAATCTCGCGACGCACCCACCCCGTGTTCGTGTTGAGAGGCGTCATCGCGAACAACTCAAACCCGTCATGGTCCGCCAACCGCGTCAAACACTCCTCACGATGCTCCCGCGGCGGCGGCTCGTCATAGCCAACGAAATGCAGACTCGCACCACCAAGCGTCGAAGGGTCCTGCTTATACGTTTTGAAACTGATCGTGGACCCATTGCTAAACGTGAGCATCATGCGTTCGCCATTGAACGCCTTCCCCCAACTCCCACCCCTAAAGAACTCCGCACCAGTCCAACGCTCAAACGCAGGCTTGAGACTGTCAAAGATCTTGTCCTCGGTGGGAGCTAACAGCCAGCCAGCGACGGGCGCCTCGAAGCGCTTGAACGGCCTCAAACGCTCAGGGAGAGCTTCAGGCTTCAAACACTCGATAAGCGCACGCACAACGAGGACCGTGGACTTGCCGAAGCGATTGCCCGCAAACGCCGCCACAACAGGCGTACGCGCAGCCAAGAAGTCGCGCTGAGCTTGACTATGCCACTCAAACGCCTGAACCGGATTACGCTCCACCAGCTCAAAGAACGCACGCAACTCCTCGTCAACGATCGCGCGCTCAGCATCGCTGAGACGATCGTAGAAGATCCTCCGTCCGCCCGGCAACGAAATGATGCGATCAGGCACGCAAAGCCTCCCAACGTAAGACACGGCCTAGGGAGAACAAAATCTCAGGGACGGACCGTAAATAAAACTGGGCCCCGGCCTGTTGGGCGCGGTCTCCCCCCCCCCCGTGCGGTGCGGCAGGGTTTGGGCCTGGGCGTGGGGGGTGGGGTATGGGCTTCAGCACACCCGATGCGTGAGCCTGCTCGCACACGCACACACATGGGCACACGCGGGGATGAGCACGCACACAGCCATCCTCTCGATGCCCGATATGCGGGGGTACGAACGCAAGGGGGCACCCAGCGCAGGGCCTTAGCGTCGCCTTACGAGCCCCGGAAACAGCGCGTCGCGGACCGAACAGGGGCGAAACGGGGCTACAGACCCGAAAGGGCGTGCTCACGGTCGGCAGCACACGGGCTTAGACACGCCCTACGAAGCCCACACGATAGGTGCGCCGCACATCTACACGGGCGCAAACGGACCGACGAGCAGTGCTAGGGACGGTCTTGTCCCTGCTTGTTCTTCTTGGTTGCTTGGTCGACTAGCTTGTCTACGCGTTCTCGCTCGCGGGGTGCTCGTGTTTTGAGCACGGCGCTTGCTAGGAGCACGAGTAGTAGTCCGATGATGGCGAGTGCTGCGATCCAGAGCAGCGGGTCGCCTTTCATGCTGCTTGGGCTTCTTCGGCTGAGAGTTCTTCTGCGGTGCTGTCGATGAGGTAGCCCTGTTTTTCGAGGCCGCGGAGGATGTCGTCTGCTGTGCGGTGTTCGGTGATGCTGGTGGGGCGGCCTTCCATGAGCGCGATTTTGTCGATGGCGAGCGCCGCGGTCTTGATGAGGTTGAGGCCTGATTGTCCGGGTTCGCGTGTTCTGCCGGCGAGCAGGTTTTTTTCTTCTTGCTTGACGGCGATGAGGCTGACGCGTACGGCGGTTTGGGCGAGGTTGCGGAATTCGTCGATGCAGGCTTGGTCGATGAGTCGTGCGCGGTTGTTGAGGATGTGTTCGTAGCGTTCGGGCTGGTTCTTCGTCCAAGACCGGATGGTGCTGCTGGGGATGCCTGTGTGTTCTGAGGCTTGTTCGCTGTCTCCGAGTACGGCGAGTGCTGTTAGGCCGCGTTCGATGTCTGCGTCGGCGTAGGCCATCTAGCGGCTCCTGTTGTGTTCGTACTGGGGCCTGTTGTCGATGCTCGCGTAGAACGCTATGAGGCGTTCTGTGGGCGTAGCTTGGGCAGGCGCCGTTGTGTTCCGCGTGGGCGTGTCGGCCGGTGTTGGGGCCGTTGAGCACGGAGCGTGGTACTTAGGGTACATGGTGCCCTTGCGCATGTCACATCGCTTCGTGTCGTGGTGTGCGGCGTTCGAGGGCTTTGGCGATCTGTTCGACGCTGCGGGCTGCGCGTCGTGTATCGAGGCCGGCTGCTCTGGCTTGGGCTTCTGCGTGGGCGAAGCGGACCGCAGCTTCTGCGCGTCGTTGGCTGCTTTGGTCTGTGGTGCGTGCTTCGTAGATGCGTTTGGCTTCGGCGTCCACGAATGCCTGCGGCGCCAATGGGAGTTCGTCTATGGCGTTGCGTGGGTTGCTTGTGGCTTGGCGTGCTGTGAGGCGTCCACTACTGCGGGTCATCCATTGGTCGGGTTCTTCGGCTAGGGCGAGGGTTAGGACGTGGACAATGGTGCCTGTGTGCTTGAGGAAGCGTTGGGCGATCTCTTCGTCTGTGCGGTCGAATTGGTCTTGTCCAGATCGGCTCATCCAGCTCTTGTCGTGGTGGATGAGCCATGCTCGTTTGAAGTTGAGGGGGCCGCGTACGCCGGGGTAGCCTTCGCGTTTGGCTTCGTCGCGTGTGAGGTCGCGTAGCTCGCGTCGTTCGATCCCGATGATTTGGGCGTGGCAGACAGTGCGGGTGCCGTCGTGGTCGCGCACCATGATCGGTAGTCGGGCGCCTACGCGTAGGGTGTCGTGGGTTGTGTGGTGCGTTGTTTTGCGCTGGCTGGCGATGGCGTCGGCTTGCTGGCGTGGGAGGATCATCGGGCGAACGGTCCCCAGTCTTGTTGGAGCTTGAGGACGGCGTTGTGGGCTTTCACGGCGTGGTCCGCGAGCTGCGGGGTGTCCAGTAGACCGATGAGTGCGTCGGTGTCGTGGGGCTCGTCGCCGTTTTGCGCGTAGATGGTGCGGCCAACCTTCCGTCCGGTGCGCCACGGCATCGTGAGCGGGTCGGGACTCATTGGAGTGCTGCTCCGATGCCGCCGCCGATGAGTGCGCCGAGTAGTCCCCCGAAGATCCATGCTGGGCCTAGGAGTGCCCAGCCGTCTTGCTGTCGTACGGCGATCCTGCCTGCGATCCATACGCCGAGGATGCAGCCGGCGATCGCTCCTATTGCGATTCTCAACAGGCCCCGAGTCCGCAGAGGGCGCGGTGGAGGAGTTCCGTGGCGTATGTGAGCGCTACGCCTACTTGCACGAGGAGGTCGAGGATGGCTTGTGGGGTCACGCTGAGCCCGTGAGGATGAATTGGATGGCGTTGACGGCGCCGCGGATGATGAGGACTTGAACGCCGTCCACGATGAGGTTCGTTCCGCCTTGGATGGCGTCCAGCGTGATGTTGAGGCCGCCGCTGATGGCGTGGATCAATGTGGGGCCGATGACGGGGATCTGTTCGAGGAGCCTTAGCACGCGTCGCCTCCTGGGGTCGCTCAGAATCGTAGTGCTTTGCGGACCACGGTACCCTGTGCTGGCATGACATCACGCAAGATACCTCAGCGGTAGCCCGGTGCTGGTATGGCACCGGAGAGCCAGGGATGGTCGCAACGCGCATTGGATCAGTTGTCGAAGCGCGTGGATGCCCTTGAGATCGCGTTTGCGCGTCTGATCGGCGTCAAGCCTACGGATGAGCAGTTGGCTGACCCGAAGATGTTTCGGTTGGGCGTGAAGGATTGGATTGGGATTGCGGCAACGATCGTTGTGCCGCTTGCGATAGCAATCTTGGGCATCAAGTACGGGGTAAAGTGATCTGGTGCCTCCTGTGTTCGTTCTCGCAGGCATCGGCGCGTCGTTGGCTCTCACGGCTTGGGTGTTTCGTCGGCGTTGGCTCGCTTGGTGGCATGAGCCGATCGTTACGAAACGCTGGCATTTGTACGTGGGGGCGTTGGCGGGGAGCCTCGCGATTGTCGTTGCGCTCGGCTTCAACTTTCAGCAGCGGGAAGCGAACAAGCGTCAGGACGCTGCGGCTAGGACTGCGTTGGCGAACCGGATTCTTGATCGGCAGGAAATCGCGGGGATAGCGCAAGCCCAAGCGATCCTTTTGCGCCCGTCGAATGCAGAGCGCAACCGGCGGAACCTCGTGGCGCTCAAATCGTGCGTGAAGTCGGGGGAGTGCCGCAAGCTGCTGACGACGATCGTTGTGCGGACGCTTGAGCCGGCGATGGTGCCGATCCCTGGTTCGGCGCGGCCTGTCAAGACGATCATTGTTCACGGGAAGCCCGGGAAGACCGGCGCTACTGGAGCTACTGGGGCGCCTGGGGCCGCGGCGACCGTTCCGAGTCTCGCTTCGCTGAGGCGCCAGGTTGATCAGCTCATGGGTGCAGTGAGGGACCTCCAGTCCCGCAAGACCGACAGCAGCATCGGGAACGGGCTCGACAATCGCCTGACGGACGCTGAGAGGGTCCTTCAGAGCGTCGTGAGCCATGTTGCGGGGCTCGACAAGGTCGTTGGGTTGCTGTGCCGCGTTTTGACGCCTGGGCGCTGCTAGACGGTAGCGTTCGCTGGTATGTCGCCCTTGGCCCGCATGTGGCGGTGCACCACCGAGGGCTGCCCAATCAGGCTGTACCACCCGGGGCCGTTCTGCCCGCACTGTCATCGTCGCGGGCTGTTAGCGAAGCTCAAGCCCTTGTAAGGACGTGCAACGTGGGGGTTGCGCGTGATTCGCGCGCCATACATGCAGCTTTTGCGGCGCAGGCTTGCTCGGCTGCATGTATGGCGCATCTCCGCGAGCGTTGGTCGCAGCCGCAAACGCCGAATTCTGCTTCTCCGTGTCAAGCAGGGTTGCGCACGGGTGCTCGCGCGCTGTTGAAACCTTCAGCGTTCTTATGCATGCAGACATCAGCGGTGGCGCTTGGCTCCAGTGTGGCTTGCCTCGCATTGCGGCTACCTGCTTGCTTCGAGGGGTAGACAGCGGCCGTGGGGCGAGGCCGACACGCTGTGGTGCTTGCCTGCTGCGGGTGTCTGCTTGCTTCGGCAAGACGTTTGCGGTAGACGATGCCCCTTCGGCCCGACCACCCGAAACTGCGAAGGTTTGCTGCGACGATCCGTCCTCGCGATACACAGCCGTCTCCCGTGGGTCCTTGGGTCGCTTCGCGCGGGGCGTGAGTTCCACATCCTGATCCGGCTCTGACCCGGTAGTGCGGTGCGAGGAGGCGTTGGGCCTGAGTGCTCGCTGCTTCCGCAGTAGCCGCTAACGCTTTGGTTTGGCGGCTGGTCTTGCGGAGGAGGCTACGGGTTCGCTAGGCTACCCGGAGCGTCCTCAACAAGCGCCAGCATACATGAAGCCCCGTCGTGAGGTCAACCGGCGGGGCTTCATGGTGCTAGGGGCAGCGGAGCTGTTCGAGGAAGCGCCATGTGGCGCTGAAGGTATCGGCGTTGCGGATCTTGACGACGAAGCCTGCTTGTTCGCCGTGTTGCTTGAGCTTGGCGATCTCGTCGGGGTTGCTTGTGGCGACGGTGTAGTGCGCCGTGTTGTCGTCGGGGCCGTAGCGGTCGCATAGCTGCACGATCTGGATGCGCTCTCTCATCGTGGCGGGCCTTTCGATGCGTTGAGGCTCAGGGTCGTGTGGCGCCGTGCATCCATCGGAGGATGAGGACGATCAGGACAAGCCAAACGGCTGGGAGGATGAGGAGGGTCATTCGTTGTCGAGTGGGCGCGCTGGTTTGAGCGGCCCGAAGTAGCAGCGGCGTCCGAAGCCGACGACTCTTGCGGTGGTGTTGCGGCCGGCTGCGTCGATGCGTATACGGGTGCCTTTAGCGACCGGGCGGGTAGCGCGGTAGGTGTAGGTGCGTCCGTGGTTCGTGAGGCGGACGCGAACGATGCGGCGTTTCATCGCGGCCACTTCCAGATGCCGGTCTTGCCGAGTGCGCGGCCGATGAGGATGTTCTTGACGCGGTTCGGGATGCGCTTGGGGTGCAGGATGGCGTCCGTGTTGTTCGCCCAGCGTGCCGCGGTGTACAGCTTGCCGTGGAGGCTCATGGCTTGCCGCGGAGTTGGCGTTGGAGGCGACGGGTTTGCGTCAGGCTGCGAGCGCGATGTCCGCGTCGGCTGTCGGCGCGTAGCGTCCGCATCTTGCGGACTGCTGCTCGTGGGTCGAGGTTCATGGTGGTTGGTCTTCCCTTCGATGATTGTTGGTGGCGCTAGTTGATCTGGGGCTGGTTGACTTCGTGGTGGGGGTTGTTCCATGGGTCGTCCCATTGCACGACGACGGCGATGTTTTGCGCGCGCTCCGTGCAGTCCTGGCAGATGCGGCTGTGGGCGTGCATGCCGGTTAGGGCGGTGGCTACGGGCCATTCGGGGGCTTCGCAAACCTCGCAGATAGCATTGCGGCTCATGGCTAGTTCTCCCGTGCCTTGTCGGTGGGGTACATGCGGCCGTAGAGTCCCTGGAGGAACATGGGGTAGTGCTGGAGGTCGAGGTCGAAGTCGTAGTGCTTGCGGGGTTCGTCGTGGCCGGGTTCGTCTAGGCCGAGTTCGTATGTGGGTTGGCCCCAGGCGTATGGGGGATGCAGGCAGGGATGGGGCATGGTCAGCACGACTCTCCGTTGGCGATTGTGTGCATGGCCGCGTTGTCAAGTTCGCGTTGCTCCGAGTCTGTGAGGCGACCGTGGAGTCCGAAGTCCCGGGCGAACCAATGGGAGTTGCCGTCTGTGATGTACGCCTCGCGTCCGGTGGACGTTGTTCCCGTCCATCCGCGCTGTGTCCGTTGCACTGTCGTCTCGCTGTTCATGGTTCCCATTGTCTTACAACAGGAGGCTCGCGTCAAGCGCGCTTGCACAAGTGTGCGAGAACCTGCAATACGGGGGTGACCCTAAGGGATGCGGCCTGCCCACCCAGCCGGGTCATGCCACGCCCGTGTCTTGCCGGGTGCCGTGATCTTGCCGAACGTGCGGTCCGCCCAGCCGTCAGCGGGTGCGGGTTCCAACCGGTAGTGGCTGAGGATGCGGCCGTTGCCTAGGGCGATGTCGAAGTCGAGCCCGTGCGTGTGGTGGAGGCCGGGGTGCGCGTAGTTGGCGTGTTTGCCGAGCGCGACGTAGATGCAGGGCCGGTCGTCTATGAGTCGCATGGTGTGGATGCCAATGGTGCGCGCACGCCCGTGCTGGGAGAGGGCGCAGGTGTCGTGCGTGAACTGGACGAGTTCCCAGTCGTAGCGGTGGCCGCGGCGCCACGGCAGCGGGGACAGGTCGCGTGCGTAGAAGCAGTAGAACTGGAGCCAGCCGTCATGCTCACGCCAGTAGATGCAGTTCGGTTCGCCCGCGATGGATTGCGGTAGCCAGCGTTCCCCGTACGTGAAGTACCAGATGGGTCCGTTGGGACCGCTCACATCTTGAGAACTTGTACTAGGCCACGCACGAGGTCTATATGCACGGTGTACGCGTTTCCGCGGGCACTTGATAGGCGAACGATGCTCATCGGTGGAACAGCTCCATAACGGCGTAGAGGACGGGGATGCACCACAAGGCGCCTATGGCAATCCATTGTCCCGTGCTCATCGTTTGGCCTCCAGTTTTAGCCGGCGTGCGAGTTCGTCGTATGCGTTGGCGTACGTGAGGCGCATGAGCAGCGGGTCCATGACAGGCCCTAGGGACTCTGTGACGCGCATGGCGTGCTCCACGGCGGTTTCCCGGTCGAGGTCGAGGGAGCCCATGCTGTTGAGGACCGCGGGGAGGTCTACGGTGTGGGTTCGTGGCGTGAGCCAGCCCATGTCGAGCGCGATGCCGATGAGCGCGGTCCCAACGAGCGTTTCGTGCGTGGGCGTCACGACGCTGGTTGCTGTCCAGTACCAGCGCAGTCGGAGCAGGATTGTTTGGCTGGCCCTGCGAAGTACCCGATGCCAGCGCACCGCGGACAGGTCTGATCCGCCTCCTGCGTTACGCTCTGTTTGCCGGGGTCTCGGCTGGTTGCGTTGTGGCACCGCGCGTTGCTTCCCTCGCGCCGGGGTACGGTCATCCCGCATCACCCTCACCGGGCGCCGAGACCCCGGCAGCCCGCATGCGGTCCATCGGGCGGACGGTTTCGCAGCGTCCGCACTCGCGAGCCCACCCAACGTTGTTCTGTCCACAGCGACAGAACCATGAGGGCAGGAACGACAGGTCGGTTCCGGGCGTAACCCACTCGGGCGGTTCCCAGGGCTGGGGATTGCTCATCGGCGTCCTTTCACGATTTGGTCTACGCGCTGACGACTAAGCCCACGATCCTGGGGGGACGCGTCCGTGACGAGCTGCGCGATGGTGGAAGCGCGCGGCGGCTTGCCCGTACCAGCGCAGTCCGCGCAAGGCCAGTCGTGGTCGGTGTCGATGGACGCGAAGCTGCGTCCATCGCCACCGCATTGCGGGCACACCTCTGCTTCGAGTAGCGTTCGGATTGCCGCGTCCCGCTGCTGTTGCGCGAGCGTCGAGTCGTCTTGGCCGGCGAGCGCGCGTAGGTGATGCGCGATGATCGTTTGAACGGACGGAGGGGTGGTCATGCGCTGGCCTTGAGCTGAATGGCGCGCCGTTCGCCCGAGTCCGTCAGGGCATACGCGGTTCCGGAGAGACCATCCGGTCGTCCGCGATTCGCGATTAGCTCACGTCCACGCAGCCCCGTGAGTGATCCGATAACACGCTGTGCGGGACCCATCGAACCAGACCATGTGGTGCTTGCGCGTCGAGCGCGATTGGCGTTGAGACCGATAGCGCAGGCTATGTCGTTCGGTGGCATGGGGTAGTGGTAGTGCGCGGTGGGACCGTGCTTGGCGTCGAGTAGGGCCATAAGCACTTGCTCTTGGCGTTCTGTGAGGGGCCGCGTGTTCATCGTCCTGCCTCCAGTTCCCGCATGTCCTCTTGCACGGTTTCCAGCGCGATATCCATTCGGGTCGCCCGGTTGGTGCCCGCGAGCGTGCTGTGCCGTACGCGCTCCAGTGCGTCGCGGACCTCGTTGAGGACGGCGCGTGCCTCATCGTGCCTTGTGATGACGGGGTGCACGCCTCCGCAGAGGTCGGCGCGCAGTGCGGGGTGCATGTGCAAGGCGGCGAGGGCTTCCGCGCGGGACAGGGCGGCGCTGCGTTCGTCTCCGACGCAGCTGGCATGGAATGCGTTGCGGTAGTGCGTCGCGGCATCGTGCAGGGCGTCCGCACGTTTGGCCGCTTTGAGTGCGAGCGTGATGTCTGCGTGTTGCGCATCCGTCCACCGGGGCGTCTCGAACGGCTCCGTGCGGCCAAAGTCACGATTGAGCATCAGGACGCCAGTCGTGTGCGTCGGGTCTCGTAGGCTGTGATGTAGACGGTGTACGCCGCCTCAACGAGCCCCCGTAGTTCGGAGGTAGTCATGTCGTCAACGATCGCGCGAAGGCGCTCAGCGTCGTTATTCATGGCGGCTAGCAGCGCCTCGGTCTCGGTGTAGGGCGTCTCGGTGGTCATTTACTCTGTGCTCCCCCTCGGGTTGCTTTCCGCCTCCCATTCTCCCGCCCCACACCTTGTTTGTCAAGCGGGCTTGCATTCCGTGGGGGGACCTGCGACAATGACCCGGTACCCCAGAACCACGAAGCAGGGAGAAGACAGAAATGGCAGCGATGGAAAGGGCTGAGACTGGTCGCGATGGCTTCGTGATCCGCTCACACGAAGACGGCAGCGAGATCGATTTCATCGCCTGCACAAAGGATGGGCGCATGCGCGACAAGGTTGAGATGGGCCTGTTGATGCGCGTCGATCCGGAGTGCTTCTATTTCGAAGACACCCGGTGGGCTCCTGGTGCTTGATTACGTGTTGTTGGCGCGGGCTCGGAAGATGCTCGCGGACGAAGCAACAGAACTACACGCTCAGGCGCGCACGAGGCTGTGCATGAGTGCAATCAGCACACGCATCGTGACCGCTGAGGCGTGCGAGTACGCCGCGCAGAGTTTGCATAACGTGTTGTCGAAGGCGGACGCGTTCCTTGACGACGAACAGGCACGGGAGGCACTACGCGATGGCGCGTGAAGTCACAGAGCCGACGCAGGACCAATACGGCGCTGAGGTTCACCCGTCGTGGGCGATGATCGGTGCTAGTCGAGTGTCGCACGGAGGATGTGGGGCGTCGCTGTTCGACAGCGACATCCTGCATCAGCACACCGTGACCGTGCGCATCAGCACTGCATCACGCAGGCGCGACCTCAACCACGATTGGCTGCACCCGGAACAGGAGTTCATGGAGGTTGAGCTGAGCGAAGCTCAGTGGGCATCGTTCGTGTCCTCAATGAACGTCGGGTCGGGCGTGCCCTGCACACTCCGTAGTCGTGAGGGCGACTATCTTGTGCCCGAAGCGCCGCATGAGCCACGGTTGCAGGAGTCGATGAACGAAGTCCGTGACGCTGCTGAGCGTGCGGCGGAGCAGGTCAGCGAGGCGTTCGCGGTCTACAAGGCACACAAGACTGTGGGGAATCTACGCTCGCTGGAATACGCCATCGCGAACATGCCGTCCAATATCACGTTCGCTGCTAGCTCGCTGTCCGAGCACGCCGAGAACGTCGTGCAGCGTGCACGCGCGGACATCGAAGCGATGGTTGTTACGAAGGCGCATCAGCTTGGCTTGGAGCCCGCGGACCTCGGCGTTACGGCGCCGCAGCTGTCGGCTGGATCGTCTACGGAAATCTTGGAGGCACTACGCCATGAGTGATGTTGCTGCTGTGCTCCGGAAGGCCCGCGACCTGTACGCCGCAAACCCATCACACGTCGCAGCGGAGATCCCAGTTGCTCACGGCGAGCACTGTCCCTACACCGCCATCATGGAATCAGGCGTGGTGGACCGGGATACGCGCCTGAGTGCTCTGGATGTGCTTCAGGCAGCGGTGGAGATCCCGCCCAACCGTAGAAGTGGTTTGTGGGGACCGACAGCAAAGTGGAACGCGGAGAACTCTACGGAGACGGTGTTGGCCGCGTTCGACAAGGCAATCACGGAGGCCGACAATGCCTAGATCCTTTGGTGTGGACCTGTTCACGCACCGCACCCAACCCACGGACACCCCCAGGCGCCCGGGCTGGGCCACAGTGGAGATCGCGCGGCTCCGGGCGCACATGGAGGACGCGTACACCCTGATCGGTGCCGGCAGGTACCACGACGCCAGGTTGGCGTTGCAGGCCGGACGGTGGGGCACCCCGCACAACGATGTGGACGACACGGGGAGGGAAGCAGCGTAATGGCTGAGAAGCTGGAGGCGTTTCCAGTTCGTCACAATGGATCTAGGCGCCCCGGAAAGTACCCGTGGGATGAGTGGCTTGACGGGTCCGTGTGGCAACTCAAGCGTGGCGAGGACTTTGACATTCTTCCGAAGTCAATGTTGCAAATGGCGCGCACAAACGCTAGTCATCGGCGCTTGAGCGTTCGTACGCATCACAACGGCGACATAGTTGTCATCCAAGCAAGCCGTAGGACTGACGCATGACTCGTCTGATCCTTCGCAGCTACTTCACTCGTCAACGCGTCGGCACGCTGTACCTCGTGCGTGTCCTGGGTCGCGAGTACGCGCACATCCGGTTGAACAGGAAGGCAAAACGATGAGCGATGACAACTGGGCGATCTGTCCGAAGTGTCTCGACATTGCGCAGCACGAGGCCGCGAAGGAGCACCGACGCATCATGGACCTTTATGGTTCCGTGCCCGTCGAGGAATTCGACAAGCTCCGCGACGCACTCAAGCCTATTGAACCGGAGACATATCGCACGTTCCGCGAGGACTACGAATTCTACGGCGCTGTAAGCGGTGAGATAACGGCGTCCTACTCAGGGCACTGCACCGTCTGTGACCTCGGTTTGGACTTCGAGGACAAGCGACCGTTCTACCCTGGACTTGAGCGCGAGGTGGAGGCATGACCGACAGCACGTCTCTCGCTGCCCCCGCCTATGACAGCATCGATAAGCGGCGTCTTGACCTGATCCGCAAGACGGTCGCGAAGGGCGCCACGGACGCGGAACTAGCATCGTTTCTGGAACTGGCGAAGAAGTACGATCTTGATCCGTTCGCGCATGAGGTGTGGTGCGCGATCTCGCAGCGGGATGGCGGGAACCGCAACGTCCTGATCATGGTCGGGCGTGCCGGCTTGCGGAAGATCGCGCAGCGCCAGGGCCTACGGATCGACGGGGATGTGGTGCGCACCAATGACCAGTTCACAGTCACGCGCAAGGCAGACCGAACCCGTGCCATTGAGCATGCGTACAGCGAAGGAACTATCGATGGAAAGAAGGTTGACCGCGGGCCTATCGTCGGGGCGTGGGCGGAAGTTCGTGAGGCTGCCTACGGCCAGCAGCGCGGCTACTTCTACGCGCCCTTGAGCGAGTACAAACCCACGAACCCAAAGAAGCTCCAGTACTCGCCGTGGGGGTCGCAGGAATCCACGATGATCCTCGCGGCAGCCGAACGGCAGGCTATCGCGATGGCAACCCCGCTGGGTGGGCTGCACGCGGAAGGCGAGACGCCCGCGCTCACGGGCAGCGTTGTGCCCGAGCTGGACGCTGCGCCCGAGCCTGAGCTTCCCGACGCTGCCCTGCTCGTTGTGCAGCACGCGGTTGAGAACGGGCACGCCCAACTCAGCGATCCCGCGACCGTCGCGATGATGGTCAGCGGCATGACCGACGAGACGCTGAAGACGTGGGCTGAGGAAACACACGCCGAACTCGACAGGACAAGGGAGCAAGCATGAGCCTCTACGCACATCGCACATGCCCCGTTTGCGAACGCTCATTCACGACGGACTGCGATGAGTACACCTGCTCGTCGGAGTGCGAGGACGCTGCTTACGACGAGCACATGGAACGCCAAGTCGAAGATGCCCAGATCAGTCGCCAGACCGAAGAGTAAAAACCTTTCATGCTTGTCGCCGCTCATACGAGAAAGGAACTCGATTCCCCTTCTCCCGGCGACATGAACCGTGCGCTAGCTGGCTGCCACCACAGCGCACGACCGCGAGGGGTGGTTTGCCCTCCCTGCGCCACCCCTCGCACAAACTTCAAGGAGCAACCATGAGGGTCATTGAACCCGGACACATCTACGCGCTACACAGCGTAGATGGCGCGGACGAGCAGACGGTTAGGTTCGTGAAGCGTCGCGACGAACTAGGCGAACTACTCGACGGAACGCGACGCACTCCGGGCATCCTCACGCAAGAACTACTGCGCGTCGCTATTGACCGCACGCTGTATCTCTACGCGGAAGCACCGTGCGATGAGGACACGGCCATTCTGGAGCACTTACGGGCCGCGCTAACGCTCTACGAAAGCAGAGCTGCACGACGCACTATCGAGAAGCTCGCGAAGCCTGAGAGCGCAGATACGTGTGGCATCTGTGGACATATAATTTGCGGACACGGGACACGACCATGAACGAACTCGACAGGGCGCATGAACTCCTCACCGACGCAGGCATCCCACGCGCAGACGACTACGGGCAGCCCATCAGTCTCGCGGCCCGCGTTGGGCTGCTCATTGATGAGAGCAACAGCGTGCACGCAGAACTCGACGGGCTGCTAAAGAGCCTCGCGCCATGAGCACCGCCGACGAACGACGGGCTGCCCTGCTGGAGTGGATCTCCAGTTTGCCTGACCATGAAGGCATGACCGCCCCGGAGATCGCGCGACGCGCGGTTGCGTGGACACCCCCCAACCCACAAGTCATCTACAGTGGCGAGGGGTTCGCCAATCGCTGCTATGACGACCTCTGCGCGCTTGCCCGCGATGGGAAGCTGAGGCGTGGCGCAGGGCGTCCCGTTACGTGGTGGACCCAATGACGCCGCTTGTGCGTTGGTACTACCTGTACGTGTGGGCGTTCATCCTAGGGCTCCCGCTCTTTGGACTGCTACACGGACTCGGCATAGCATGATGACCCGCTTTTACCAATGGCTCAGCGAGCCAGAGATTATCGGGCATCCAGATTGCCCGCTGATAAAGCGCTGGACACTCATCGGAGATCGCAAGCAGGGCATCTACCGCTGGCCGCTCAAGCTCATGGTGCATTATTTCGTGCCAGGTACCGATGATCCGGACCCACACGACCACCCACGCTCATTCGTGACGCTTGTCTTGCGTGGCTACTACATCGACCATTCGCGTACCGGCTCCGAGGGCATGCGCCGCGGGATGATTCGTTATCGGCACGCTGAACACGCTCATACGACAACCGCAGGTCCCGATGGGTGCTGGACTATCGTGGTGATGGGACCTCAGCGTCGCGAGTGGGGGTTTTGGCGCGGTGAAACTTGGATGCCTTTTCGTGAGTATGCTGAGCGCTTTGGGCGCGGATCTCAGAGGTGTGGCTAGTGCCTAAGCCTGAACACGGTGCCCTCATCGACGGGGTTGTGCGCGTCAGCACGCTACGTAGCTACTCCCAATGCCCACAGGCCACCGCCTGGATGCTAGAAGACGACGGCGACTGGAGTAGCGAGGAAGCAGCCCTAGGGACCGTGAGCCACGGTGTTCTGGAAGCCATCCTCAACAAGCTGCGGGTCAGTGGTGACGAGTCTGTGGACTTCGATGATGCGTTGGAGATCATGGCGCGCGTCGCAGCAAACCCGCAGATGCCGCACCTGTCCGCTAAGAGCCTGGAGACGTTGCGGATCATCACGTTGCAGATCGCGAAGATGCAATGGACCGCGAGCAGGATTGTGCACGTCGAGAAGCGACTGTGGTGTGATGTAGTCTGTCCGGACGGGGAAACGCGCCGGCTCACCGGGCAGCCTGACGTTGTGCAAGCTCAGGCGCCCGGTGTGGCGGCCATCACGGACCTCAAGACGGCTTGGAACACGCCACCGTCCCCGCGTGATGGGAACTGGGAGCGCGATCAGGGCAAGCCGTTCATTAGCGACGCGGGCTGGTTCCAGCTCAACAGCTTGAGTCTGCTCGTTCAGCGCACGTTCCCGTCGATCCACACGACGCAGCTCCATGAGTGGTACCCGCGTGCTGGGGAGACGCGTGTTGCGTGGATTACGAGGGAGGAACTGCCTGCTGTCGAGTGGCGTATCGGCTTGCTGCTGCAACGACTTGACGCGATGCGTGCTGGGAAACTTGCGCCTGAGGCTCGCTCTGGTACGCATTGTGCGCGGATCTGTCCGAATCCTGTCGCTTGTCCGATACCTGCTGCTGAGCGCCGGAGCATCATCACGGGCAACGGAGCACTCACGGAACCTGAGCGCGCCGTAGAGATGGCCGAGGTCTACGCTGCTGTGTGCGCGCAAAAGGATCGCCTCACGGATGAACTCAAGCCGTGGTGTGAGGACCACGCTGTCCCGTTCTCTGACGGGTACGTCGGCTGGCGACTGAACGGCAAGACGCGTAGCTTCGGAGTCCATTCGATGCCGAGCAAGGAGGAAGACGCATGAACACGTCTACTATCAATTATGCGGCGCTGGCTGAGAAATGCTTGGCTGACATCGGGCGATATCAGCTCGCTCTACAGGTTGTTTATGAGCTAGCTGTCTATGGTCCCGGGAATGCGGCGCAGATCGCGGAGCGCATGACCGACCGCGATGAGGAACGAGGACCCATTCTGGAACAGTGGGTAGACGATGCTTTGGCCGAGCTAGACCTGTGGTCATTGTTGGACTACTCAGGCTTGGAGAACAAAGACCCTGTATCTCTAGTGTCATGAGTGTTCTCGCGGTTGCGTTCTCGCTGGCTGTCGGGCATCCGCCCGTGCACGCGCCACGCCCCGCGTGCTGGCGCCGTTCCTGCCGTGAGCGCGTGGAGATGCGCTCCTACCGGCGCCGTCCGATGCCGTGGTGTACGTGGGGCCCGGAGTCCGGTGCGTGGCGTCCTGAGTGGTCTCTGGCGCGCTACAGGCAGCCGAACGTGTCCGGTGGCACCGGGGGCGGCAAGTTTCAGATGCTCGTCTCGACGTTCTGGGCGCACGGCGGTTGGGGGTTGCCGCAGTTCGCGCGCCCCGTTGTGCAGGAACGCATAGCGCGCAGGGTCAAGCGAAACGAGGGATTGGGCGCATGGGTCAACTGCCCGTGATCACGACACGAGAGATCACGCTAACGCTGCCGCACCACGAGATGTGCCAGATTCTAGGCGCCGTCAACTGGTGCAGGCGCGCGCTGGCCGGGATGCCCGCTGGACTGCATCCGCCGCTTAAGACGCTGGACTCGCTGGAGCAGCGCGCGGACGACATTCGCAAGGCGCTGGACGCATGATCGTCGTCGCGAGCTACCGTCGCTGGGCGCGTGCCGCCAAGGTCGCGTCGGATCTGAACGGGATTGTTGAGTGCGCGTACAGCCTGCGCCGTCGTAACCGCCGCTGGGAAGTCGTGAGGCTGCGCAAAGCAGCGTAGAAGCGCCCTGCGCCCGACGCAGGGGGACAGGAAGGGGTCGGGCACAGGGACTTGGGCAACGGCGCCTGGACATGAGGAGGCGCAGAGAGGAGACTATCGCAGTGCTGAGGCGACGCATACCGGAAGCAGGGGCAATGGACAGCAGGGCCAGCACGGATGGCTGACACGGCGCAGGAACGAGTAGTCGCGCTATTCACGGGCTCCCGCGGCTGGAAGGACTGGGAAGCCATCAAGCACGACGTGTACGCGCTTCCGATGCACGCCCTCGTGGTGCACGGCGCGTGTCCCAGTGGAGCCGACAGGATGGTTCAGAGAGCCGCAGAGGGCCGCGGCCTTCATGTCGCCGCCATCGGAGCAAGATGGGATTGCTACGGCAAAGCCGCGGGCTACAAGCGCAACGCCGTGATGCTGCTCACGCAGCCCACGATCGTGTACGCCTACCCGTTGGGTGCATCCCCAGGGACCCGCATGATGATACGACTCGCGCAGGACGCCGGGATTCCCGTGCTGGACCGCTCGCCCGTTATCGCATGAGCGAGCGCTACAAAACGATCGTGGCGGACCCGCCGTGGAGCGTCAAGGCAGGACCACGCAGCTTGCATGCCGCAGACGACGGCTATCGCAGACAGGCTGCGAGCGGGCTTTCAACGCGCGTGTTGAAATACGACGTTCTGAGCGTCTCTCAGTTGATGACGCTCCCCGTTTCGGAACTCGCGGAGCCTTCCGCGCACCTCTACATCTGGACGATCAACGCCTACGTCGAGCAAACATACGCCATCGCTCGCGCATGGGGCTTCAAACCATCCACACTGCTCGTATGGTGCAAGAAGCCAAAAGGACGCGGACTAGGAGGACGCTACTCAACGGCGACCGAGTACGTGCTGTTCTGCCAGCGCGGCAACCATCCAAGCGATGCGCGTTGCGAACGCAACTGGTGGGAATGGCCGAGGTCCGCACACAGCGCAAAGCCCGACGCGTTCCTAGACATCGTTGAGCAAGTCAGCCCCGGCCCGTACGTCGAGTTGTTCTCTCGTCGCTGCCGTTTCGGCTGGGACTACCGCTGGCATGACGGTGACCCCGCACCCGTGGCTGCATGAGCGACGGTCCGCAACGCAATCTGCGTGTCGTCCAGTTCGTCAACCCAGGCACAGGCGAAGTCGTCGGGCAACACGCCGAAGATCCCCTAGCCGCAGAGCTTGAAGCATGCAAAGCGCAGTTGACGGACGCGAACCGCACCATCGTAGGGCTCGAAACGGACCTCAACGCGTGGCGCATCCGGTATCGCAAGCTCGCGGAAGACAAGGCAGCGGAGGCACGTGAGCACTACTTGTTTCCGATCGTGGTCTTGTTGTTCAAGGGCTGGCAGGCGCACTGTAACCATCCGCGCGCACGGTTCTCAGCGGACCGCTTCTGGGCGATCGAGCCGTTCCTGACGACGAAACGGTACGGCGACACCCTGGAGGCCCGTGTAGCGCTCTGCTGCCGTGCCATAGCGGGCGCTGGCTACAACCCCGGGCGCCGGCAACGCAAGAACGGGACGTGGCAACGCTTCGATGACTGGGGCGATTCGATCTTCTACGGCGCGGGACGGTTCGAGGAGTACTGCAACAAGGCTCCGCGTGGTTGGCAGCCCGCCATGTCGCCCAAGCTACTGGACGCGATCCGGGTTGCTGAGGGCAGGGCGCGGCAGCAGACGCAACGCAAAGCAAGCGAGAGGGCAACAGGGTGAGCGATCCAGCATGGATGCCGCCGGGGGGATGCGTTGAGGTTGAGTCTGGGGTGTTCGAGGACCCGTCCGGCAGGGTGTTTGTGGCTCCGGGGACGTGGGCTGAGTGGTCGTTCAGGTGCCCCGTGGAGGCGAAGCGGGAGCGGGAGCTTCATAAGCGCTGGTTGCAGCACAACGGGTGGTATCAGCCAACGCTGGAGGAGTGGCGCATGTACTGCCACCGGCAGCGCGAAGTGATTGCTGAGCTGGAGGCCGCGTTGTCCTACCAGCGGTTGGAGACGATCCGGGCACGAGCAGGACTATGAACGAGGGAGTTGAGCGCATGACGATCGGGCTTGGACAGCAGGCAACAGACGGGTTGTGGTATCGCGGTGCTCGTGTGTATGGCGGTCGTGGATCACCGATCTTGGTACATCTGTACTGGCCTATGAACGATCCAAGGCCAGCGGTTGGTTGGTGGTTCCTATGACTGCTCAGGTGATATGCCGCGAGCTTGCACGATGCAACGGTGGACCGGGGCTCACAGCTGATGAGCTAGCGGACCGCCTAGGGCATCCGCGCGCGGTGATCCGGCAGGAGATGGCGGGCCTCGTGCTCCGCAAGAAGGTATGCACGATCGACAGGGCAGGCAGGTACAAGATGGGGCCGCCACCTAGGTCGCTGTTTGAGGTGTCGTGATGGTCTGCGACCGGTGCGACGGGGAGGGCAGCTACATGCGTCTCGCGGACTGCACGACGACGGGCCCGGACTGTGCTTGCAACGGGCCTCGCGTGGACGTGGATCCGTGCGAGGTGTGCGGTGGGTCGGGGGAGTTGACGCCCGAGCGTGCTGTGTCGCGTGAGGCGTTGCCGTGGTACGAACGCAGCTAGTCAAGCCTGCTTGCATTCTGGGTTGAGGGAGCGTAGGCTGTAAGACACGTACCCCAGTTGAAGGGAGCAACACAATGGAGATCGACAAGCAGCCGACTGGGCTTGAGCCCGGTGCACCATGGCGACACGTCAACCGTCACGGAGTGGCACGGCGCTACACCGTGGATCGCACGGCGCTGGGACCTCCTGGTAGGGCTGTCTTTCTGACGTGCCTTGAGCCGCGCCACGCGCCCGTTGAGGGTTACGTCGGTGGTTTGGCCCATGAGGCACGAGTACTTGCCACGAGTCTTCATCAGCGCCCGAGCGAAGGACGGGACGGCTGGCTTCCGGGACATACGTCATGACTCGCTCACACAACCTCCTTAGCCAAGTCGCGCCGCGCATAGCGCGGGCCCGCAAACAACTCACGGTGCGCCCCGTCCCGCGCGCGGACAGGCTCGCACGCGAACTCAAGGACAGGCGCGGATGAACGACGTTTATCAGAACGTCAGCACGCTTGGCTACGGAGAGTTAACCGCTGAGGTTTGGGAGATCGGCACTCCACGTTCCCGTGTAAAGCAGGCCGTTGATACGGCCCATGCGCAGAACATGAGTGGTGCGCATCGCAGCGGGTTTTGCGAGGCGTGCGCGGATCGATACGTGGCCGCCTGCCACGAGTTTTACACCGATGCCTGAGCGTATGTGGACATGCAAGCGTGTCCAGTCAGGCGTGCAGTGCGCTGCGAGCAACCCCGCACGCAAACGCAACTGCACACGCTGCGGGAAACCCAGGCAGCGGCGGGAAACCAGCAAAACCCGGCACATGCAGGTCTTACGCGACCTTAGCTATGAGGAGTGCGTGCGGATCAACGGGGGGGAGCACTGCGGCATCTGCGGCGCTGGCCCGGTGAGCAAGCGGCTGCAACGCGACCACGAACACAAGGGCAAGGGGGCGCTGCGTGGACTGCTCTGCTACCGCTGCAACATCGCCCTGCCGGACTACGTGACGCTGGAATGGATGTACACCGCTGTCAAGTACCTAGAACGTTTTGAGCAACGAAGGGAAGCGGATGCAAACGGTGGAGATCATGGTCGCGGGACGTAACGTGCGACGCGTCACGGAAGACGAAAAGGCCGTGATGCGCCGCCTACGCGACGAAGACAACGAATCGTATGAGGAGATCGCGAATAAGACCGGGCGCACCATCTCCTGCGTGTACAGGTACCTCAACGGCCGCAAACCAAAGCGCAAACGACCACAGAAACCGAAGCTGAAAATCGTGCGCACCGAACCGCCACCCATAAGGATCCCGTCCCGCCGCACGTTTGCGGCCCCGGACAGCCGGGCCGGCGACATTGAGGCCGCGCCGCTCCTCAGAGCGTCGTTGATGGAAGCCCTACGGTTGACGGGTACCCTTGCGCATGGTCGCGGGATCGTGGCGCAGCGCGCGGGGGTGAGCGTCCGGTCGTTCTTCGCGTGGCAGACGGGGGAGCGGACACACACGACACTCGATACGGCGGACAGGTTGCTCCTCGCGATCGAGCGTAACTGGTGGGAGGTGTATGACCCGCAGACCAACCCGCCCGGGTTGTTCAAGCCACGCCGCTGCGATGACGTGCTCGCGTGGCTTGATGTGGTGGACCGTGCGTCCCGGTTGTGGGATGGGGAGGTTCTCTTGGGCCCGGATGACCCGGTGCTGGAGGCTGAGCGCGTCGCGGCACTGGAATGGGCAGCATGACCCTGCTTAGGCGCGGCTACGTCCAAATCGAGGACGGCGATGGTGCTCGTGGCGAGGCCATCGCCATTCGTGACGGCGATGCAACGGTGCTGCTCTCCCCCGACGATTTGCGTTGGCTGTGCCTTGTTGCTGGGCCCGCCCTCCTGAACGAGCTAGGCAAGGAGGCCACCCGTGGCAACGATTGACAGGACCCCCCAGGCAGCAAACCACCGACGCCAACGAGCAGCACACCTACGCCGCGGCGGGTACAGCAACACGCGGATCGCTGAGGAGATCGGGGTTGACCGCAGCGTCGTGTACCGCTGGCTAGGCCCCACACCCGCGGAGCTACGTGTTCGCTGGCACTCCAAGGAAACGCGGGACAAGGCTGCACGATTGCGCAAGGAGGGGTTGAACAACGCACGGATCGCGAAGAAGCTGGGTGTTGGGGAGCGCACAGTCTGGGACTGGATCGGCTCGACCCCAACCGCGCTGCGGTCCAACCGCGACTACTCGCGGACGAACCTGCCGGATCGCGCCCTGCACCTCAGGCAGTGTGGTTACAGCGTTCGTGAGGCCGCGGCGCACATGGGGATCCCGGTGTCCACGGTCGGGCAGTGGGTGAAGGGGTACGGGCGCTATGGACTCCTCGACTGAGCTGGCTCTCGTGCGCGAACTCCGCTACGTGGACGGCCTGACGTGCGGTGCCGTCGCTGCACGCATCGGACGATCCGACAGGTACGTGCAACGTCTCGCCCCTGGACGCCCCGGCAAGATCGACAACACACTGATACGCGAAGCGTTCCTACGATCCGGGTGCAGCGCTCACGAGGTAGCACGCGATCTCGATTGGTACGGGGGTGGCAAGCTCGATGGTACGCGCGTGAAGCAAACTCTGGGGCTCGTTGAGACTGTAGGTGGTCACGGCCAACGGTACCGTCAGTACCGTCGCCTGATCGACGCAGAGACGGCCAGTCTGATCGCGGAAGCCATCGGCGTAGCACCCTGGGAAGTCGGCTGCCGAGATGACTAGGCCGGCGTGAATACGCCCGCGCATCTCTCCATTGGTGCGGCGGCAACTCTGGGGCTGTGCGCGGCGGTGTCCGTGAGCCCGGTGTTTGCTGCGGGCGCTGGGTTGGCGTCGCTTGTGGGGTCGCGTGCCCCGGACTGGGACATCAAGCTAGAGAAGCTACGTCGCGGACTCGCGAAGCTGTGGATCATTGGGCGTCCGCTCAGGGGCCTGCACCTACGGCACAGGGGCCCGACGCACTATCTGGTGTCCTGGGCCTTGGTGACCGCGCTGTGTGGCTTAGGAGCGTTCCTAGCGTGGTCTGCCACGGCGCTGCCGGTACTCACTGGCGTTGGCTGCGGCTACCTCGCGCACTTGCTCGCGGATGGGTGCACGATCAGGGGTGTCCCGTACTTCGGGCCGTGGAACAAGCGCTGCGTCAACCTGTTCGGGCCACGCGTGAGCCGATATATGAGCCACGGTGGCGAGGACCTCTGCGGACTGGTCGCGGTGTTGCTCGCCGTCGTGTTCGTTGCATTGATCCTCCCCATGTCTTACACTTGAGGGATGTGCACAATGTCCTCATATCTTGACGGACCTTGGAGCTGCGGATCGTACGCGTGCCCCAAGGATAAAACCTGTACTGCGGTCCAACGGAACATCGCTGAACGTGTGTGGCTAGCGCAGCGCACAGCCGAAAACGCTTGGCTTGAGCACTACGGCTTGCCAACGCTTACCATTGGTAACGCCCGCGACGGGACGTGGGGCTGTGGACACGTTCGTCAGCACATCCCAGCATGGGAACCAACTGCGTGACTTCTTCGCGTACCACGTCCCTGTCCGTCCGGCTGCCCAACGACCTACACGCATGGCTCAAGGCCGAAGCGAAACGCAGGGGCATCCCCATGTCCTGGGTCGTCACGCAGGCAGTAACAACACAACGCAGGCATGACGCCGAACACAACGAAACAACCCGAGAGGCAGATGATGGCGATACTTGAGGATGAGCACACGGACGCGGCCACACACGACATCCCGGACGCACTCACACCACCGACGCGGCAATCCCCCGGACCCATGCTCCACGACGTATACCAAGAACTGGAGGGTGGCACACTGGAGCCGATCGCGTCTGCCGTGGAAGTCAAGGCGCGCGGCCTTGCTGGTCGCCAAGAGGCCATCACGAAGGGGACCGCGGACCTAGACGAGCATGCGCGGTACGGCACGTTTCGGGTTGTGAAGCACGGCGAAATGAGCGACCCGATCACAAGAGCGCAGAAAACCGAACCCGTGGACGTATGGTCATGAGCGAGCCTGTCAAGGATTGCCCGTTGGATCACATGGAGGCAAACGTTGATCCGCTCGACCGCACACCCGACCTGTATGCCCGTCTCATGGCTAAATGTCCCCACGGATGCGAATCCGACTCGGACTGTCTTGGACACGGAAGGTATCGGTCCTAGAACGACGGAGCCCCGCGCGATGGCGGGGCTCCGAGGCACTGATCCAGCGCAGGCACGTACCTTAGCGATCCTCGTTCGTGAAGGGCATATGCCGAAGCCTGAAGGTCCGTGTGGCAGCCGCACATTCCTCCTCGTCATCGAACAGGCCGAGGTAATGCAAAGCTCCATTGAGGCGCACCTGTGCCTTCCACTTCCCGACCTTGGCTTGGAACGACACTCCCCGATGCTGGGATGATGTGTTCGGCTGGGCACTCGTGTTCTGGCAGTTCTGGGATGCCGTGACTGGACGGAGATTTGCTCGCCTGTTGTCCATCGTGTTCCCGTTGATGTGGTCTCCCTGTAGGTCTTCGGGAAGATCCATCAGAAGGCGATGCAGGTATTGTGTTCTACCGTCGATCCGAGTCGCTGGGTAACCGCGTCCCTTGCCAGCGAGGCACCATCTGTGGCGACGTACCAGATCGCGGTCGCGGGCGTCTACGAACGCGTACGTTCGTACGTTCCCATTGCGGGTGCGTAGGGGGATCAACTCATGTCCAATGAGGCCTGTGTACATCAGCGTATTCTACTGCGGTAGAACCGTGCGAGCCGCAAACAAGCCTCAATGGGGTAGGCACTGCCGGGATCCACGTGGCCGCCCCCCAGGACCCCGAGCATCTTGTGCGTCACGACACCCGGCTTCGTCACAAACCCACCATTCACGGCGCCGACACGGATCGGGATGTTGTACTTCTTCGACCATCGGGCGATCCAACGAGCGGTCTCGCGGATCTCATCGCGCGTCCAGTGCTCCGACGCGGCACGCCCGATCTGCTCAATCGACAGAGCGAACGGGTTGTACCGAGCCTGCGCCCACGCCTTCGCCTCATCCGCCACCAACCTGGCGCTGTGCCCGTCACCGTCCACCATCACATGCGACGACGCCTCCACCGCGGGGCGACACAGGAACGAGCAGACGTTCCGCAGATCGTTGCTGGACCCGGGAACGTTCGTGGATTCCGTGCTGTGCAGAACAATGAGGTTCGGCTTGACCCCACCGCGCGAAGACTGGTTCGGGGACCGCATACGCACGACAACATGCGGGACGTAGCGGCTCACGACTCATCGCCCAAGTGCTCGTGCTGCTCGATCGGCGTTGCTTCGCTCAAGCGGCCGGCGAGATCGTCGTCCGTTAGCTCTGGTTCTTGGTCGTCGTGGTCGGGGTCGTCAAGTTCTGGCTCCAGTGGCGCGACGGGCGCACCGAGCTTTTTGAGCATGTCGAGTACGGCGCGGGGGTTCACGGCCGCTGCTTCAGTTTTTCGTCTAGGAGCCGGTCCACGATCTTCGCAATACCGAGTGGGGTGCCGTGCAGGGCGATGGCTTGTCCGTACCTGCCGACAAGCATCGTCACGAGCGTCACGACCCCAACGGACGCAGCAGTGATCGTCTCGGACACGGGCCCGCCCGCGAGAGCGTTGATGACCGCTGACGCGAACGCCGTGGCTACGGTCGCGAGCGCGCTTTTCGTGGCGAGTCCTACGGGGACTTTTGCGGCGGGTGGTGCGGTTGCTGGCACGATGCATCCTTTCGTGGTGCGTTGAGAAAGATGGTAGCGGTCCGCGTCGTGTATTACACTAGGGTCCTGTACCCCACGAAGCGAGGAGCAGCACAGTGAGCACAGACACGCAGGACACCGACGAGCCGATCGTTGGCGGACACACAGACCTTATGGACCTGGAGCAGCGCTTCTCCACGGAGCAGCGTCTAGAGGCGATCATTGCGGAGGCTGACGCTGAGGCCGCGTACCACGCCACGGAAGCGAAGCGCCGCAAGGGCGTCGCGAAAGCCGCACGACAGGCACTCAACATCCTGCGCGAAGGCGACGACAGCTAGACGCTAGGCGTCACGGATGACGACCCGCAAACCTGTCAAGATCGGGAACCACCCAGGCGTAGAAGCGGGCCTACAAGGCACCGTTGTGCCGCTCGCCCGCTTCAGCTGGGGAGGCATCCGCACAAGCATGCAGCACCCGTTGATAATCGCTGCGGGTGCACTCACGGCGGGAGACGTGCTCATCCTAGGAGAGCAGGGAACCCGCATCAGCCTAGGCGCCCTCGCAGCCTCCCCGCTCGTATGGGCGGCCGTACACCGCGAATCCTTCAAAGCGGTGTGCTGGCCCACGCTAACCGGAAGCATGCGACACGTGTTCGCGTACAGGATGCTATGGCGTAAGACAATGGTGCGCTGCGGACTCGTCAAGGATGAGGAGGTCGCGAAACTCAAGCGGTTCATCCCCGGTGAGCACACGGACCGGCTGCTCGTGAAGCTCGCGAAAGGACAGAGCACCGAAGAATTTGAGAAGGCCGCACCGAAGCTCGCGCACGGCTTCGGAGCGAAAAGCTGCCGAGTCTACGAAGACAAACCCGGCCGGCTCTGGCTGCACTTCGGGACAGGCGAAGCGCTACAAGAGACCATCCCCGCACTACCGATCCCCACGGAACCCGACCTTGAGCAAGTCACGATCGGGCGTCAAGAGGACGGGCAGCCGTGGCGCGTATGGCTCCACGGTGCGCACCTCCTCATCGTCGGTGCGACGTACGCCGGCAAGGGCTCCGTCATCTGGTCACTCATCCGTGGCATCGTCCCAGCGATCCAAGACGGCCGCGTAGACATGCGCGTCGCGGACGGGAAGGGCGGCATGGAGCTGCAATCCTTCAAGAGCCTGTGCACCGCCTATGAGGACGACACGGTAGAGGCAATGGCAGCACTCATCCACCAAACGCGCCTAGATATGGACGCGCGAACAAAGGTGCTCGCGTCACGCGGGATTCGCAAGCACGAGCCGAGCACTGAGTTCCCGCTCGTCGTGCTCCTCATCGATGAGGTCGCGGACATCACGCAGTACCAGGACAAGAAGATCCGAGATCAAGCCAACAGCGACATCACGCAGATCCTTCGCAAGGGTCGCGCGTGTGGCTTCAGCGTCATCGTCGCGTTGCAGGACGGTCGTATCGAGGCGATCCCGTTCCGCCGGTTGTTTCCGACGACTGTGCTCTTGCGCGTCAAGTCCGCCGATGAGGTAGACCGCGTGATGGGCCAAGGCGCCCGTGAGCGCGGCGCGAAATGCGATCAGTTGCGATTCAAGATGGATGCGGGCAAGGGCCACATCCAGCTTGAGGGACGCCGGGAGACAATGCTCGTGCGCGCAGCGTTCCCAACGGATGAGGACAACGCCGCGATGGTCGCTGAGTACGCGCCGCGTGAGATCCCAGCCGCGGAACTTGATCGTGTCGCGTTGGAGCAAGAGTTTGCGGAGGACGGGGAGCGTCCCGCGAGCACACCATGACCGATGAGCAACCCAGCGGTAGCATGTTCGCATGGGCCTTCAGCATGTGGCGGATCGGGACAGGCGGAAGCATGAGCGTGAGGTTGCGGGTGGCCGCTCATGCCTGATGGGCCTCATCAAGTTCTTCGTGTGGATGTTCGTGCTGTTGTACGTGTTCGTGAGCGTCGTCGGGATCCTGTACCCAAGCTAGGTGTGATGAGATGATTGATAACCCGACGCGCCCCGCATGGCTCGACAATCGCACCGTCGAGGACTGGGAGGCTGACCCCTTGCAAGACACCGCGCTAGACGCAGCGCTCGCACACGACGACGGGCCCGCCACGCCACACATCCTCGCAGCGATCCGAGCAGGCACGTACCGATGAGCGGTCTACTCGCCCGGTGGGTGCCGCGCCGTGAAGCCCTTGAGGTACCCGGGGCTAATCTGATCGCGCTTGATCCAACCGGCGCCACCGCCCGGATTCGACTTGCTCGTGCCGAAGAAGTGCCCGTCAATCTCAAGGAACGTGTGCGTTCCGTTCGCGTACACCGTGACGTGCTTCCCGCGACCGGCGCTTCCCCACTTCGCGAGATCACCGCTCACGCGCGGGTTGATCCCAAGCACCGCCGACACGGCACCCGAGCAATCCAACGGCTGAGCCTTCCCTGGCGTGACCTTCCCGCCATGTCCGCCACCCCACTGGTAGGGGAGGCGTTGCGCGTCGATGGCGCTCGCTTTAGCTGCGTACCTCGACGCGCCGCCCCCAGCAACAACCGCAGGGCTGTTGACCGTTTGTGTGCGTGTGACCGGCGCGACATCCTGTGCGCCCCTGATCCCCAACGCGAAGTCCAGTACATCCCCGCCCTTCTGCCCAAGAAATTGCTGCACAAGCTGCCCGCGCAGCGCACTATTGTCCACCCCGGGCGTGACCGTCCGCGTGATCTGACGCGCGGACTGCGGAGCGACACCGCCACCACCCAACAGGGCTTGTGCCTGCCCGCTCACGCCCTGATAGCGGCCACGAAACTGCGCGGCAGGACGTTGGACCGCAGCGGCAAGGTCCCCCGCGCGACTGTGCTGGCCCCTGACGCTACGGGTCTCGCGGTAGAACCGGCGGATACTCGCGTCAAGGTTCGTCGGGTTCTTGTAGAGCGATGCGCGTTCCTGCCGCCAGCCCGCCGAGTCCGCGTCCCCACCCAGCAGGTTTCTCAGGTTGCTCTCAACGAGCCCCGTTTCGATCGCGGCCTTGCGTTCCTTTGGGGACGCACCAACCTCATCCCCGATCGCCTTGATGCGATCGAGCACATGACGTTGCCCAACCGTCAGCTTCGTAGCCATGTACCCTCCCCTCCCATGAACCTCGCACGTCTACGCGACGACTGGCCCTTATACGTCGGTGTGCTGTGGGTCATCGCGTACCTACTGTTGCGCTAAGGCACGGCGTCTAGCAACTGGTCGATCTGGCGTTGCGTCGGATCGGCCATCAGCTCATCAATCTGCTGATCCACGGTGCGGGCACTCCCCGCGCCCTTACGTACCTTCGGTTTCGCCGGCTCCACCGGGGCAACAGGGTTCAACGCCGCGATGCTCTTCTTCTTGATGCGGCCGGCTTGCGCGACGATCGGGACGGTGGCGTCCACGAACGATGCTGCCGCGGCACGAGCCTTGTCCAACGTATCGGCGGGTTCCCCGTTGGGTTTGCGGAGCTTCGCGCCCTTCCAGTCCTCCCCGTTGAACGCCGCAAGGATCCCTGAGAACTGGGGGAGCACCGCGCCCCCCAGTGTGTCCAACGGATCCCCAAACGCCCCGAACGGCGTGTACCGGAACGGAGCGCGCTGATGCCGACCACCCGACAGAGGAATGCTGCCCTGAAGGAACCCGGGGAGCGCCCCCTTGATGAACAGGTCCAAGCCCTCATCTTTGCGCCACTCCTCCGTTGCCTGCTCCGACGCGACGATCAACGTTGTGGCGGCTGGGTGGTCACGGGGCAGCACGTCCGCGATGAACTTCACGGCGTTTAGCCACCACGCAATGAACGGCGTGTACGTGCTGATAGCCCACCGCGTGTCCGGTGAGAATGCTTGGTACTTGCCGTACATGCGCTCAACCTCACGAGCGAACGCAGCCTGCTCATTCGTGCCCTTCAGCCCTCGCGCGGCCTGCTCAACCGCGGCGTGACTCATCTTGAGGGTGTGCCCATCCATGAGCGGCGAGTCTCGCAACGCTTTGCCGAGCATCGCGGTTTGGAACTGGGACTCAAGGCGGCCGTTGAGTTGCCTAAACACGAGGTCCGTCCAGCCCTTCCAGGCAGCCGCGGCGTGTCGTGGACCGGGGGCTCGCCAGAAGGCTCCTAGGCCGCGCGCAACGGGCTCCAGCACAGCCGAGCCCTTGAACTGCGTGCTGTCACGGCGGATGTGCGTACGGTCCGCCATCGAATAGTGCCCACCGCTCAGAGCGCGAGCCGCAAGCTCCCGTGCGGCCTGAGGATCCTGCGCCTCCAGGGCCTTGACGACACGTCGCCCCGTTACATAGGAACGCGGGCCCGCGCGAGCAAGCCCACTTCGCAGTGTGGCTTCCGCGACGTTCCCCGTCATCCACGTAGGACTAGTGGCGAGCACGGTGCGACGGAACCCAGACCCAACGGCCTGCAACGCCCGACCCTTCGGACCCGTCCCAAGCTGATGCAGATGCGCAGCGAACTGCGCAGCCGCCGGCTCAGGCATCAGCGCCCACGGCCCCGGACCATCATGCCCACGAATCGCAGCATCCAACGCCTCCCTGACGGGTTGCGTGGCCCCCACACTGTCGTCAAGCGCGCCCTCCCCACCCGCCTTGTCGAGCAACGCCTTCAACTGCGCGGACCGTCCCGCGAACGGCTGAATCCTGACGGCACGCCACTCCGTACCCGACCGTGCGGTTAGGTCCCGTGCGGCGTTGTCCGCGTCACGCTTCGTCGCGAGCTTCCCGAGCGTGGGCTTGTGCGCGAACTCGCGGACCGTCGCACCGAATCCCTCCGCTGCATCAATCAGGCCCTGCGCCTTCGCGACACCCTCAACCAGCACGTCCGGGTGCGCCTCATGCGTACCCCGCACCGTCGCGGCTCCTGTGCGAGTGCCACCCGTGATGCGCGGCGGCTGTCCACTCGACACGAAGTAGTTGCGGGCGCCGCGCTGCCCGGGTTGCTGCGTTACGTACGACGGCTCCGTGACACTGCGGGCTTTCATGTGCGCCTTGATCTCCGCAGCGGACACCGGGGAACCGTCCGCGTGAACAGGGCCCTTCTCCCCAGGCACAACACCCTCCATGTGCCGGACCGCGTACGGCACCAACGGGGCCTTCTGCGCCTGCCCCGCACTCAACAAGCCGTGCTCCACGAGCTTCGCCTGACGGGGCTCCATAACACGCTGCCACGCCTCCGCGGTCTCCCTCAACCGCACAGGGTCCGGGTTCTTATCGATCGCTTTGCCGATCTCGCGCCTGAGCGCCCTGTTCGCCTGTTGCTGCGCGGGCGGCAACTCACCATGCCGAGCCGCAAGCTCATCCCGGTAGGTGCGCAAATCATTCACCGACGCGCGCGTGATCGCCTGCGCCCGCAACGTCGTGGCGGCCGTGGGCTTCACACGCACCCGCTCGTTGCGCAACGTTGTCCGGGCGCGTTGCCTCACATTCCCCGTGGGCGTCACGGTCCCCGTGATCGCCTGCCGCGCCTCTGTCGTCGCCTTAGCACGGTTCTGTCGGCGGATCGTTTCGTTGACCGCGACACGCTCATCGACGCGCTTACGAATCTCGTTATCGCTCATCCGCACAGGATCCTTCCGCACAGCCTCCACAAGCCTGTCCGGATCCCGACGCAACTCCGCGGCCTTCCGGGCACGACGGCGCTCCGTTGCCTTCTGCACCGCCCTAGTGCCTGCATCACGACTGTAGGACTGCACCTGAGCCAACCCAGTGCCCTCAGGGCCCTGCCGCGGGGCACGAGCCGTAGGACGCTTACCCGCAACCTCCTGCACCCGCGTGACCCCACGTCCCGCGGTGCCCTTCAACCCAACCGCCTCGATTGCCGCGAACCCCGGATGCTCCTCCGCGAGCTTCAACGCACGCTTCGGATGCCCTGTCACCAACGCCGCAACCGGATCCGTACGCGGCAAATCGTGCAGTAGCTTCTTGCCGCGCGCAGGCTTCCCACGCACAGCCTCAACCGCCGCAGCCGCAGGCACATACACAGACGGCACAGCCTGTGCCGGAAAGTTGAGAGCATCCTCAAGTGTGCGGCGCACAGCCTTCGGGGCCTTCACAGGACGCGGCGCCAACACCGCCGCAACCCCAGCACCCCCACGTGGACGGGCACGCACCCCGCGGCCGCTACCAAGGTTCGTAGCGATCGTAGGACCGCCACCCGTGGAAACGATCACCGCGTGCTTACCAACCGCTTCAGCGGCCTTCTTAGCGCCCTCAGCCAGCAGGCCCTTCCCCTCAAGTTCATCGCGCAACGCGCGCCCAAACGACGGACGCTTCGCACGCACAGGCTTCGGCTGCTTCGGCGGGTTACGCTTCAACTCGCGGCGAGCAGCCGGCGTCGCGGACTTCAGGATGTCCCCCGTGTCCACCTTCACACCCTTCGCCTTCCGCAACACCACGGGCGGGGTCTTCGAGATCGACGCTGGGCCGCGCGCCACATCCAGCAACGTGCGCTTCCGTGCCTTCGGACGACGAACGGGCCCCTTAGCCTGCCCCGCGCCTCGTCGTGCCGGTCCCTGTGACCCCGGAGCGGGCATCAGCGCAACGGCACCGGAGGCTTCTTAGACAACGACACACCCCCACGCGCAAGCTCCCCAACCGTGCCACCCGTAGGCTTCGCTGTCTTCGGCAGCCACGCCTTCGGAACACCGATCCCCCGCTTACGCAGCTTGTCCCGCGTGCGTGACTGCACATGCCCCAGTTCCGCAAGCTCAATCGCGGCATCCGCGACATCAGCATCCTTGTAGCGTTTGCGCAGGTTCGCGCGGATCTCCTCCCGCGTCAAAGCACGCTTACGCCCAGTGGGCTTCCCGTCTTTCCCAGTCTCAGGCTTACCGTCCGGGCCAAGAATCGCGATCTTCTGGCCGCGCAGGTACTTCGCATCGGAGGTGGCCGTGTTGATCTGCGAACGCGTCTTCGTGTTCGCAACCACCTTACGATCATGCGCAGCCGACGACACGCCACGAGCGGGCGCATACGGCCCCGTCTTGTTCTGGCGCTGCACCGCATCCTTTTCCGCAGCCAACTGTGCCCGGGACTTTGAAACGCTGAGGTTGCCTTGCGCGACAGTCTCGGATGCCTTGTGCGCCCGCCGGGTCTCCGCACGGTTCGCGGCAGCCGTCTGCACAGTCGCCGCGGCCTTCTGCGCATCCAACCCCAAGGTCTGCTGCGCAAGCACGTTCTTGAACTCATCCGCAACACGCTGAGACTTGTACTGCTCCCCGTAGGCGCCCTTCTCCCGCGCAAGGCCCTGCCCCTGCTTCAACACGCCCTGGAAGTCACGGCCCGCCTGCTGCAACGCCTGCAACTTCTGCGTCGGCGCGACCACGCCCGCCATCGTGTCCGCATATCGGGACTGTGCGGCCCCAGTAGCGACCTGCTGAGCACCAAGACCCTGCGCCATCTGCTGCCTGACGCCGAGCGCAGCGTTCGCTTCCGGGCCAAGATTCGCAGCGGTTGTGCCACGCGAGGCTGCGTCCACGTTTGCGCCCTGCTGGATCCCCGCGACCTGGGATTGCCCGATGCCCGTGATGCCCTGCTGCAACGCAAGGTTCGCCGCGTTCGCCTGCGCATTGATCGCCTGCGTATTCGCCGCATGCTGCGCCAATTCACGCTGATACCCGCCGTACCAATCCTGCTCATTACGCGCGAGCTGCATCGTCCCAAGGCCCTGCTCCTTCAAGGCGGTCTCAGCCTGCCCATACTTCACGGTCTGCGCATTCGCGGTCTCACGCGCAAGCATCGCGTTCGTAACACCGGACCCCGGCGTGATCGGCGTCTTCGCGTACGCGTTCGCGGTCCGCTGCTTACGGAGCGCAGGCGTCAACGCACTATCCGGTAGCTTCGACCGGAGCCCAGGGTTGTTGAGGTACTTCGCCTTGAGCTTCGGGTCCGCGGCGATGCGCTGCGCCAATGTCTTCTTCTTCGTTGCCATCTAGGCACCCCCCGCCGCAATCATCGCCCTGTACGCCTCAATGGCACGAGACAACCTATCCGACCCCGCAGCACCAACACCCGTCTCATACGCCGAACCAGCCTGCGCAGCCGACGCGGTGTTGCGCCCAAGGAACGCCAGGAGCTGCTTCTGCAACTGGTCGGATGCCTGCAACTCCTGCTGGTTACCGTAGTCCCGCGCCGTCTGATACGCCCCCGAATACAACTGGCCCTGCGCAGCGAGACTCGTCCCACTCCCACGACGCGACTCGTCATAGTGGCGCTTCAACACGGCGGCCCGGGAGTACGGGTTGTTCGGATCGAACGCGAGGCCGCCACCCGCGTCCTGCGTGTACCCATACCCCAGCAATCCGCCCTGCCGCTCCGTAGCGAGCCCCGCAAGCGTCGTGTCACGCTGCGCCCCAAGCGCACCGATCTGCTGCTCATACGCCGCATCCGGAGGCAACACATTCGGATTGAACGGCGTGGGGGACGGCGCTGCCGGGGCAACCGGGGGCCTAGGGATCGGCGTCAACGGCTGCACGTTCGGCACGGGCTTCGGCCTGCTCGTTGTCACCTTCAACGCCGGGACCTTTCGCGACATTGTGAGCCGAGCGGTAGCCATCTAACCGAATCCCTGCGTCCAGACCCAAAGCTTACGGTTCTTGACCGTCACCGAACCAGAGGACGCCTTGAACTGCACGCTGACCGTGTACGTCCCCGCAGCCGCGAAGATCGCGCACGGGCCACCCTCCGCGACCGCGAGATGCGTCGTACCGTAGATCCCAACGATCTGTCCCGTCGTCACATCCCCCGAGTAGCTTGTCGAGTTAGACGAGATCAACCCCAACGGAAACGAACTAAGCGAAGCGTCTGACCCGGTACCAGTAGGCCCAACACCCGTGTTGATAAGCGTCTGAGGGGCCGCAAACCCCGTCGTGGACGCCTTGACCTCGTTCGCCCCAAGAAAGATCGCGGCCCCCGCGGCGCTCGCAACACTGTTCTGCCACGTCCCCTGAAACGCAATGAAGATCAGACCATCCGTGGGGAGGACGATCCCCGTGACCTGATCCGGTGTCGTCATAGTCCCGTACGCAACGTTCGTGCGGCTCTCCGTCGCTGCGATGATGCTCTTGCCCCGCCCGGTGTTCGCTACGTTCGTGACGCCAAGTTGCTGCGCCACGGCCGTGCTCAGGTTGTTAGCGGATACACCCGCGTTCGCGATGTTCGATGAGTCGATCGCCCCGTTGACAACCGCCGTGATCGCATTCAGGTTGCTGTTGAGGTCGTTGACGTTCTCGTTGGCGCCGGCAACGAGAGTGGTCGGGTAAACGAGAGTGGTCAAGTGGCCTCCTAGTAGGGCAGGGCGCCCGCGTTCTCACGCAGCCGCAACGTCGTCCTGTACACACTCCACGCCGTAGCATCCACGTTCTGCAACGACAAACTCAACATCGTTCCCCGGGCGGCCGTACGATTCAACTTCGGCGTGAGCTTCAACCCGCCACCCCACACATCCCCAGCGGCCCCAGAACCCCACTTGTCCGCCGAGGACGTGCCGTCCCCCCACGTATCCGTCGCCGCCCCAAAGTTGATCTGCGAAATGTTCTGCGCCGACGAGAAGTCCACGCCGATCCCGTAACGCACCTTGCCCTTCCCCCACAACACACTCTCACGGATCGTCTTGCGTTGCGGTGCCTGCATGTCCGTCCACCCACTAGTCCACCGGGACGCGATCGTGGCACTAGCATCAGTCGTAAGCCCGGTGGTGTGCTTCCCCACGTCGTTCGTCCCAGCCGCATACGCAAACATCAAGTCCTGAGTCGTGGACGGCCTGAACGGCGCCAGCGCACCCGCGGGAATGTCATACAGCGTCCAGTAGTTGTAACGCGGATCGAACACGAACACACGGTTGTTCGTGGTGCTCGTGCCCGTGGGGACCGCTAGGTACACCTGCTCACGATGGAATGCCATCGCGCACGCTGTGAGCGACCCAAGGTTGATCGCGCTCGACACGAAGAAATCAGGCTGGATCCCAGCGAAGAACGGATCGAGGACCCCGGACACAAGCTCCGCGCGACTACCCGTAGTCCTATAGACACCGTTGCGTCCAAGGAAATACACGCCATCCCGACCTGCACACAACGCCCGGGACGACACCATGCCAATGCCGTCATCAATGCCCTCATAGTTGAAGATCGGTGTCCCAGCGACCCCCGTACTCGTGCCGTAGAACCTGAAGAACTTGGTCTCCTTGAACACGAACACGTAGCGTTCCCACGCGATCACGCCCATGATCGCCTCCCCATCCCCGGGAACAAGATCAACGAAGTTCGCGGCCGTAAACGTCGTCGGGACACCCTGATCTGAGAACAGGACCGTCGCAGGGTTGTTCCCCGCCGAGGTCCCAGGCCGACGCGCGGACACAAGGCGGTTGTCCCACGGTGTGACCGCGACAAACCGGCCGTTCGGAGTCGTCCCCGTATACGCAGGCGTGCTGAACGCCGTGCCGTTCCACTGCCGTACCGTGTCCGTGCCGTTGCCTATGAACATGAGTTCCGCCGTAGGCCCACCGAACCGCGCGAAGAAATGCGGACTCGCGGTCGGCGCAGCATTCGCCGTCGAGGCACCTGACGTGTTCAACGCGTCCAGACGTAACCCGTTGCCGACGATGAGCTGCGCGGTCCCAGCGGCGGTGTAGAACGCCGCCATGCTGTCCGGACGGTTCGTCAACGCGCTACTCGTGAACTTGCTGTACCCATCACGCGAGCGCAACCCCTCACGCTCAATGAGCGTCACGTTCAACAGGTCCACGGCCTGCGTCGGGTCCACCTGGTTCGGCTGGTCGCGAAGGTTGAGACCCCCAGCGAATCCGGGGAACGCGAGGGGCTTCAAGGCCATCTACCAGTCTCCCGCCGCGTACGTGATGAGCTGCGACCCAAACCTAGGGAGGTACTTCTCGCGCATCATCTGCACCCGCTCATTCCACTCTCCTTTGACGAGCGCCATGTCGCCCGCATCCTGATCATCCAACAGGCCGCGACGCCACGCCCCGAGCACGATCAGGTCATGGAACTCCGTAGGGATGATCGGGGTGTCCCCGGGGCTCGCGAGTTCCGCAGGGGTCTTGATGTACCGGATGCTCAGGTTCGCCGTGGACACCGGATACAAGCTGATCGTCATGTTCGACAGATACCAGTACGACGCGACCCCAGTCGTCGTGGGATCCATTCCGAGTTGCGTCAAGCTGTTGAAGTCCGAT